CAATAGTCATATAATAAATACTATATTAGGAGATAAAAACGATTATTCTATACATATAACCGGTAATTTATCGCAAGGAAAATTTAGTGTACAAGGATATATAAATGGTGAAGATAATGTAGTTGAAACATCAAGAGTAGCTCATTATTGGACGTTTGCATTACTAGGTAAAGCTACCGAAGACGATATTAATCTTATTATTGGTTACTTTAACTTAGATAGAACGCTTAAAGCTGATATATATTGTAATATAGAAAGACAAGGTATTACTAATGATAATCATGCGGAGTTTAATGATAAACTTATTGATTACAGTGGTAATGGTCGAGACTTGCAGTTATTTAATATTGGCTGGAAAGGAGAGAGTGGTGTTGGAAGATATACGGAGGAATTTAAGAATGATTATTGGTTTATTCAATTTTTACAAACAGGAGTTATTAAAGACGGTAACTCTATTAAAGTTGTAGGAAAGTTATCTAATGCTTATCTTCTTTATCATATTCGAGAAGTAAGTACAAATGCTTTTAAAGTAAAAATAACAGGAATAAAAGATAAAATAAGATATTCTTATATATTATCAGGTAAAGAAAATAATGTTTATTTTTCAGTAGATGGAATATATGATATACCTGCAAGTGAATCTATTGAAGAAAATAAATCTAGTTGCGGATTTTATATTAATGATGCGTCTGTCGCTCTTGATTGGATAGGATTAACTATTGAAATCATTCCTTCTAATAAAGGTGCTCTTTGCCTTGACGGTATTAATGACTTTGGTAAAGTTATCAATATGCCTATTTATAAGGATTATACTATTATTATTGATTATATAAGAACTAAAATAAATATAAATACTGAAAGTAGCTCTGATGCTTGCGTATTATCTAAATCTAAATCACAAAGTGTTGGAGCTTTTATGTTTAATTTAATATCAGGTAATAGAGAAGATGTTTCTTATTCTTTTGAACATAGAAATATAGTTAACATAGATGATACAATAAGAGCAATATATTATCAGTCTAAATATATAAATAATGGTCAAAATATAGATATTGAATCTACATTTGTCGATAGTGATAAATTATGGCTTGGTACTTTTAGAGATAATGATAGTAGATTTCTTAATGGAGCTATCTATTTTCTTATGTCCTTTCCTTATTCTATGAATAAGTTCTTAATCGAACGTCAATTAAAGAAATATAAGGCAGGAACTTTATATAAAGACATGGTTGAATTTAGACCTGTTATTAAGAGTAATATAGATATTAAGAATATAGTCTATTTAGATAAAGATTCAAATGTAGTAAAAGTAGGAGATTATATTTCAATAGGAAGTAATATTAAAACTAGTATTACTGTTCTTGACGGTTATAAAATATCCAAAGTTTCTTCTACTGCCTTTAATAATATCACTATTGAAAAATCTAATACAGATTTTATCTATGATGTAATCTTCTATGGTATTAAGAAGTCTCCTCAAAAGATAAATTTAGTTATTGAACAAGATAGTGATTATGTTCAATGGAATCCTAATATTAAAGCTAATGTATCTAAATATTCAGTTACTGCAAATATTAGGGAAACTGACGGTACAACATTGAAACTAGTAAATGGACAATTTTATTCTACTTCTATTACAGGTAATCTAATATTGGATATTGTTCCTCCTTATAAAGATTCAGATGAAGTAACTAATGTTGTTATTGATGGAAAATCTTATACTCCTACTAAAGATTCAAGTGGTAATTATTATAGATTAGAAATACCTTTAGTATTTCCAAAAGATATAAATATTACTATTCAAGAATATGTTAGATATGAAGATATTGTACAGCCGTATCCTGTTTTATTAAAATTCAAAGATGAGAATAATAATGAAATATCTTGGGGAGACAAAATTAAACTAGGTTCTAGTATTACTAGAATAGGTTCATTTAACGATTGCAATCTTCTTAAAGATATTTATACTGTTAGTAATGCTAAACTTAATGGAAGTCCTTTACCTAGTACTCCACATGTTGTTGAACGACAAATGATATTTACTTGTACAGCGACTTGGATTTTTGATGATAACGAACCTAAGTGTATATTGTCTCCTAGACTATTACATGCTCCTAATTCTAGTTACAAGATTCTAGGTCATATTCCCGATATATCCGGTCATGGTAATCATGGAGTTATTTATAACTCGGCTTATAAACTTAATAGTGGAGCTAATGGTTATTTAGTTGATTTTACTACTTTTCGAGACTATGGAAATAAAGGTATAGTAAGAACTGATAGTAAGATATATCTTGATGAATCTTTTGATTATGATAAAGGATTTTGGTTAGGCTATACTAATTCTCCTTCCCCTACGTATAAAGTTAGAGTTTCTGGAATACCTAAGGACGGGGTTCTTAGTTATACTGGCGGAAGTTGGATAAATCTTATAAATGGAATAAATGAGTTACCTGCAAGAACTAATACAAAAGAAATTCACGGATTTTTTGCTCAAACTCCCAATGTTGACTGGTCTAAATTAGTTATTGAACAAATCGGTGAATACGAAGGAGCATACTGTTTAGATGGGATAAACGACTTTGTTACTATTCCTATTTTGTCTAAGGGTGGTAAGCAAGTGTTGATGAAGGTTAATTGGCAAAAGCAAGATACTATGCTTTATAATCAAAACCCCGGTCAGGATAATTTTGCTATATTTACAAATAATTATAATAATAATAACTTAGTCGTTGCTTATGCTTCAAGGAATAATGGTAATACTTATATTGATGGTGTGGTAAACAATAATATCTTAGCTACGCAATTAAAGGGTATAACTCATAATATTGTTGCTACTAATAATAATATAGATGCTACTATTACTCCAATCATAGGTTCTAATAAAAACCATGATAACTTCTTCGCTCAAATGTCTCTCTACGACTTCATGCTCTTCGATGAAATCTCAACAGACGATAAGATTAAAGAGTTGAACACTTATATTGGTATAACTCCTAAAGTTACGTTACCTAATTACTATTGGGATAATTATGGTAAAAAGAACACTGATGCAAAAAGAGGCTATATTGACGAACAAGTATCACTACAAAAGACTGGTACTAGTGTTAATCCTCTTGAGAACTTCAATATTGGTTATGAAGGTATGTCGGGTTATAATGGTTATCCAGTAGTGTTAGGTGCTAATAAGACTTGGGAAACTTCTAATGCAGTAGATTATATTTATGATATTAATAGTACTATTGTTCATATAACTAATGTTAAACATGCGGCTAATGGTTTATTATATAGTTATGTTAAGAGAGAAGGAGCGTTAGCTAATATAAAAGAGATACCTGCTTTTAGAGTTACTGTTAAAGGTCTTGAAGAAAATAGTAAACTTATTTACAAATATTTAGCTACGGAAAATGCAACAAAAGAATCAATAGTATATTTAGGCAATGGTATTCATAAATTACCTAAATCGTTTGTTCCAACAGACGCATTATTAGATTTAACTACTAATTCTTGGATAGGATTTGCAATAACTCCTATGATAGAAGGTGAACTAGTTTTTGATTGTGATATTACTATTGAAATTCTTCCTGAATACGAGAACGGTCTAGTTTATGACGGAGTATCTGACTTTACTGATAATAAGAATATTCCTATATTTACAGATTTTACTGCTATTATAAAAAGAGTTGATTTAGATGCTAAGAATGATAATTCTACTGTAATGTTTAAAGGAAATAAAATCTATGAAAGTAGTATTGGAAACGGTTTTATTTTAGATTATTGTTATAATAGTAAGAATTATGTTTATAGTTACGGTAAATTAAATCAGATAGAACGAGATGATTCTAAGATTATTTATTTAACTCCTAAAAGTTATAATGGTAATCCTATTATAAAAGGTGAAAATAGAGATAATCTAGGATTAGTACTTGGTAAATATTGGAAAGGAATAATCTATAAAACAATTCTATATTCCAAAACTATCTCGTTACTAGAAATTAACTTCCTAAAGAACTTAATGGAGAAAGATGAGATAATCGATATTAATCATCCTATATTTATTTCTAATACAGAAGATGAAAGTAACGCCTCACAAGATACTTAAATTAGTTTATATACTAATTGGTATATTTTTAGTATTAACATATACACTAAGTTTAATATTTAAAGATTTAAAGTTATGATTGATTACATTGTATTTCCTATTGCTGATATAGGTAAAGAAAGTTGCTGATGTATATGTAGCTATCAATGCTCAATATCACGACTACTGTAAGTTATTCGAGAAGTGGTTCGGTAAAGGAAACTTTGACGATATGATATTCGAGAGTGCTATCAGCTTTTGGTTCGATGATGTAGACTTCGGAGAAGATAAACTCTGGAAATACTTTAATGAATTAAAGTAATACAAGTTCTGTTATATTCCTAAAGAGAGATTACTAAATAATAGTAGTCTCTCTTTTCTTTTTAAAATAAAATCCTATATTTGCATCTGTAATATAAAACTTAATGCTTATGGGAATATTTGTTAAAGTGTTGTTTGTAACTATAATAGCTATTACTATTATAGTGTTCGCATGGAAAGAGATTACTACTATTCTTCCTGTGAAAGTTGTATCTTATGTAAAGATAGCAGGTGTGCTATTAAGTGTTATCCTAGGTACTCTATTATTCTTATTGTAATATGGACTTCGGGAATATACTTAATGAGATTCTACGTACTACTGCTACTAGTTTCGATTTCGCATTTGTTATCTGTGTTAATGTACTAGCATATCTAGTAATTAAACTAGTTGACAAACTTAATGGAGATAAAGTAGTAAGTACTTGGAATAAAAGAGTGATAACTCTTGTATGTGCTGTATTAATGGGAATAATATACTTCTCATTAAAGTTAGGTGATGTTAAGGTAGTACTTAATTCTATTATTCTTAGCTTCGTATTTTGGAGCTGGATTATGAAGCCAATATTGGCGTTCTTCAATATAGACTATCGAAAGTTTATAGAACTTGAAGATAATGAACCTAATCAATATCCAAAGTAAGTACTATTAGTGAGAGTAGTAAGTGAGAGTCGGCTAGCAATGGTCGGCTCTCATAGTATACACGCTCCTTTATGGGGGAATAAAAAGTATGTCCCACCTTCCTACGCTTTCATAGAAGCTCACCATAGGACTTTAGTACCTTTCCTTAACTTACTATTATCCGACAGTATTGCGTGCCACCACGGGTCTTAAAATGCGTCACGTGTATAAAAATGTTTACAATGCGAACGCTTGTAAGCTAGATAGTAAGCTAGATAATAGTGTTGAATCAAAATTATTAATAAAAGTCTTGTTAATACCAATATAATAACTATATTTGTTATAATACTAATTCAAAAACAAAAGTAATATGGCTTCATTAAATCAAATTGTATCTGAAATAGCTCATGCTATTCATCAGCCTAATAACTTTACTACGAGACAAACTATTCGTAGTGCGGTTATTCATACATTCAATGAACAGATAAGACAGACTTATGAGCGTCATGCTAATGTCGATAAGATATTAATGCAGAGATATAGGATAAGTCTTATTAATGTTCCTGACGGAGATATATTTCAAAGTCTTGTAAGTACGAAGTATAAAGTTAAAAGAAGCAAGACTAGAATACCTAGACCAGTTCGTCTTGATAATAATCTTCCTTTTGTTAGTGTTCGTACTGTTGGTTATGATAATATGGCTATTCCTTTTATTAAAGAAGCAAATGCTCAATTTTATAAAGCATTACCAGGAATGTGTACTAGTCTAAGTTATGATTATATCAATGGTTATCTATATATTAATAGCAATGGTAATCCTTTGATTGAACCGCTAGGACATATTGTTATTGAATCGCCTTTTGAAATACCTAATGAAATACCTGTTGAAACAACAGAAAGAATTGAATCTAACTTCGATAATGATGATGAGTTTATCATTCCCGAAGATATGGTAGAAAGAATCAAAGATGTAATCTATAAACGTAATCTACTTAATGTAGAGAGAGTAACTAATGAAGTCCCAGTTAAGGATGATATAAATAAACAACAAATAGAAGTATAATTATGGCTAGCGGTGAAAGATACGACCACAGAAATATGTATACTAGTTTTATAAAGACAGCCGAAGAGGATTATGTTCTCGTGTCCGAAAAAATAGCTAGATACAAATCTTTATTATATAAAATCAAATATTCTATTGAACAGAATAGAAATGCTATTGAAGCTATATTTGATGTATGTGTCTATAACTATTGGGAATGGAATACTGACGAACTAGATGTTGATAGAAAGATGGAGACAGCAATAGATACTAAATTCGTCAAATTCGATTCTTCTAAACAATTAAGATACGGTAATATATATCGTAACTTAAAACAATACTTTAGAGTACTTCGTAAAATAAAAGAATATGAGATAAGACAACAGAGAATTAAACATCGTAAGAACATTACTCGTCCTCAATACGAAGCCTATTGCAAGTTATTCTTTAGAGAAGTATCTAAAGAAGTTCTAAGAGGAAAAGTTTATAAGTTTGAAAAGAGACTTGGTTGTCTTATCATAGAAAGAGTTATAGTTAGAGATAGTTTTACCACTGCTGATGGAAAAGTTGTTAAGTTCAAAAAAGTAATTGACTATTATAAAACAGAACTAAACAAAAGAAATCTTCTTGCACAAGGACTTATTCCTTATAATAAGAAAGACCATGCAGCAGCCTTACTAAGAGGTGAGAAATACGAAGGAATTAAATATGTGGAGTATCTTGATAATCCTTATTATTGTAAGTTACTTATGATTGATGGTACAATTAAGAATAGACCATTATTTAAATTCTATGGAACAAATCTTCATATGAAACGTAGTAACGATGATATACTATCTGAATGTAAGACTGTTGAAGATATTATTAATGTCGATACTGATATTAATAATCGTCTTTCTTTAATTAATAAGTTTGACCCAAGTTACACTATAAAATATATTAGAAATAATGAACAAAGAGCTATCTTCCGTAGAAACTATTATCGCAAGACTTGATAATGATTTCAATATTATGAATAGTGATTATATACCTAGAGTGGGTGCTTGGTGTATAGATGCTATGAACGAAATGGGTATTCTTCAATATGAAGAAAAAGAAACTACTATTAATGTTGTTGATAGAGTTGCTTATTTCCCATGTTGTATGAATGCTTTTAAAGTTTATGTTGAGGGTTGCGAGATTTCCCCCTTAAAGAAAGGTAAATGTTCTTGCTCTTCCGGTACTACCGAGCATTTCGTTCAAGACAGAGAAAGAGCTAGAGAACGTGAAAGTAAGCGTACTGTTGAGATTGACCCCGAAGGTTACGAAGGAAAGAATTACGTGTATCTTCGGGATGCTAATGCAATCCAATTAAACTTTGATGCTGATATTGTTACCGTATCCTATCTTACAGTTAAGACTGTATATAGTGATACGTTTCATTGTAATATACCTGTTATTCCTAATAACGGTAAACTTATTGAAGCACTTGAATGGTTCTGTATGTGGAAGTTACTAAGTAGAGGAATTAAACATCAGGTCTATTCTTTACAAGGTGCTATGCCAGTTAATCCATATTTGTTATGGAGAGATTCTCGTGACAGAGCTAGAGCTTCTGTTATTAATGAAAATCAAGATGATAATGCTTATAAAGGTTGGTCGTCATTCTTTTATAATTCAACATTTAGACCTAGAGACTAATGGAAATAGTTAAAGAATTAAATAAAGATGATGGGTTAGAATTTATAAAGAATGGTTCTATTACCCATGCTGTAAATGTCATAGTTTCTAAAGATGGTAATTCTATTCAGAATGAACAGTCTTTAGAAACTATTGTTACTTTAGATGAAAACGAAAAGATAGTAGGTATTATTCCTTGTGCTAAAGAACTTGTCATATTTACTGCTAGTAATAAGATATATCGTTATAATGAAGATAATAAAGAATTATCTTTAATTGAAACATCTTGGAAATGGTATGGCGGAGAAGTATTTGGAACTTATACTTATAATGTTCGAGGTGATTTAATAATAGCTATTAGTGAACGTAATCCTAGAGAAGATGTTCCTCTTAAAGTTATTAATCTTAATAATGCTAATTTAGGTTCTGATAATATATTTACTTTAAATCCTGATATTCCTCAAACTACTGTTGTTGATTACGGTCAAGAATATGGTGGTAGAATGAGAAATGGAACTTATTTATTATTTATAAGATTTGAAATTAGTGATAATGAATTTAGTAGTTGGAAAGATTTAGGAGTAGTTATTTATCTATCTCCTAGTCTAACTAGTAATATAATATCTTCTGTAACTCTTCAAGGACCTAGTAATACTACTTCTACTTATGATATTAGAGACTATGCAAGAGAAGATATTGAATACATCGCTAATTCTATATTTGCTACTTTAAATATAGATAATAAAAGTGGAAATACTTTTAAATCTTTCCAAATAGCTTATATATGTACTTATAAAGATGGAAAAGAAGCATTTAATTTAGGTTCTTATTCATTTAACGAATCAGGTACTTATAGAATATCAGGAAATCGTAGTAGTAAAGAATCTATTTCAGTAGATGAAGTTTTAATATCCGCTAATAACTTCAATCTTTATAATGTAAAAACAATGTGTAACTATAATAATAGATTATATGTTGCTAATTATAAAGAAGAAACTCGTAAGTTAGATATTTCCAATATTGATACTAGTAGTATTGCTGTTGGAGTATGTATGGAAGAAGATTACTATGGAAATAGATTAAATGATGGATATGTTTTAAATGTAGGTAAACCAATAGAAGATGAAGTATACAGATTCTATATTCATTATGTTCGTCCTGATGGTAGTTATACAGAAGGTATAGTAATTGAAAATAATAATTATCGTCATAAAAAAGACGATGGCACATGGGAGAAAATACCTGTTCAAATAGTTATAGGAAGATATTATAATACTTCAACAAATAAAGATGTTGATATTATGTTTGATTGTTATGATGATACTAAGGTATCTGATGTAAAAGCTGCAATCGAACAAGCTAAGATAGATTATCCCGGTTATTATTCTTCTACTATTAAGGATAAACTAGGACTTATAGATATGGCAGAAAAAGCTAAAATAGATTATTATTGGTTTAATCTTGACCCAAGATTTACTAATGGTAATACTACTCACGCTAGTCCGTATTGGAATATGATATTCTGTTGTCCTTATACTAATAATAATGGAGATAGATTATTTAGAACTCCTCATAAGATTAAAGGAAACTTTACTTTTAGAGAAGTTCCTATGTATGAAGGTTTTGTAGGTTTCTTTATAAGTTATGAAGAAATACAAAGTATTCTTATATGTGATGGTATTGTTGACCAACATAGAGATATTGCAATAGGAACTGATACTAATAGTAAACTTCAAAGTAGTTTTAATAGTGTTACTCCTTATGGATATAGTTATCAGTTTTATTCTGATGATATATATGTATTAAAGAAAAGTGCTACTCCTAATGTATTTGTTGATTTAGGAGTATTTAGTTTTATGAATCGTGATGCTCAAAGTGCTAATGAAAGATGGGCTGCTAAATATATTGCTAAGAATTGTTTTCCGGGTTCTAATAAAATAGCTAATATAGTAAATACAGACCCGTATTATAATATAGAAAATACTTATAATATGGGAGTATCTGCAAGTATTATAAGTAATACAGGGGGACAATATTATAAACTTACTTTTCCTTCCGTTGGAAAAGCAATAACTCCTGTAACTGTTAATGTTATGGATGATGGGAGTGCTAGAAAATTAACTACTATTGGAAGATTACTTTATGTAAGTCAAGAAATATATATTAAGAAAGAAGGAGTTAAATTAATTCGTTTAGGACAAACTAAATATATTAATGGAGAAATTACTCCTACTGGAAAGTATATGTATGGAGATAATCTACAAAAACAAAATGTTACAGGATTTGTATCCCTACAATCAGTTATCATATTTGATAGTGGTGGTGTTAAGTTTGTTGGAGATTGGTGTCCTAGATTTGGGGATGATTCTTTACAAGATGAAAGATTTTATAGGAGATATATAGATAACTTAAATCCTTCTGCTAATACTCGTGATAATCTTCATATAAACGCAGTAGAATTTTATAAACAAACTCCTTATCTTCCTTCTGCTAAGATAATGAAGAATAATGTTCCTGAAGTTTATTTTACTTATACTAGTTCAGGTGTTATTAAAAATATTGGTAATAAGCAATTAACTGCCGCAACATTATTTGATTTATATGAAATAGCTTCTATGTATTACGATTATGCTAGACCTAACTTAAACGCTTATAATCCAAATGCAGTTAGTAATCAGATAACTACTTATGGTAAATTTATTCGTAGAAGTAATGTTTTACAATCTGAATCAACTGCTAATGCTTGGAGACAATTTCCGGCTGATGGATATAAAGTAATAAGTGAAAATAAAGGAGACATAATTAATATACTTGGAATAGGTATTTATCTTATTGCTCATTGTGAACATTCGATGTTTATCTTTAATAGAGATAGTACTCTTGCTACTAAAGATAAAGACGTTCAAATGTATATGCCTGATGCTTTTGATACTGAATATCAAGAAGTATTTACTAGTGAAAAAGGATATGGCGGTTTACAAGATTATAATGCCTTTACTTGTAATGAAACTGGTTATATATTCTTTGATAAAAGTAAACGAAGAATATATAGATTCGATGATAAACAACTTAATGATATTACCGATGGTATTCAAAGTATTATAGATAATTATGTAACCGAAGATACTATTATTGATATGGGAATGGATAAAGAGAATAACAGACTAATTTGCTCCTTTACGGGGGAAAATCAGATTATAACTTTATCTTATTCCTTTATTACAAGTAGTTGGATAAGTATTCATAATTATTCGGGTAAGTATTTTAATACTAAGACAGAGTTATATTTAACTAATGATAATGCTCTTAATTATGTATATAGATTAGGTAATATAAAAGTAAATACTTTTCTTGATTATGGGAATTGTACAATTCCTGAATCTAAGAATATATTTTATCTAGGTGATAAGAATGTCGGTTGTGCTGTAATAGATATAATATTTAACTTAGAGTTTGAAACAATTAAGTTACTTAATTATATTTGTTATGCTATAAAAAATTCTAGTAATATTAATTATAGTGGAGATAAAATTCTTATATTTACAAACTCATGTATATCGTCCGAATGGAATATTAGTAATGAAGAACGTAATGTTCCTAATCTTACTAAAGCATATTATGAACATGGTAAATGGAACTTTAATTACTTCCGTAATCTAATTAATACAGTTGAATTGCAAGAACCTATAAATAGGTTAACTGGAAAATATAACTTTAGTATAATGGATGGAGAAGAAGATAGAATAACGATAAGTAAGAATTATAAGGCTAGCGACAGTCTTATCAATGGTAAATATATTGGTATTCGTTTTATTATTCATGAAACTAATTCTAAAGTTAGTCTAAGTAATATTGAATGTTATGTTAATAAATACAGAGAATGAGAACAATTAATAATCGACGACCTAAAGCATTTATTGGTGCTGCTATATCTGTTGGTACTCAACTTATTGGCGGTATTATTGGAGGCGCTAAAAGGCGAAAAGCAGAAGAAGCTGCTAGACTAGAACAAGAACGTCAAGCAAAGTTACAAGCTGCTCAACAACAGGCTTCCTATATGACTGAAAATGCTGAAAATGATGCTAATGTTTATAAGAATATTAGAAATCAGTTAATGAGAAATGGTGGAAATATCCCCCGTAAAGGAGCTGCTCCTTTGATTGCCGAAGGAGGTACTGCTATTCCTATTAAGAAAGATTCGTTTCTTCTTAAAGGACGTAAACATAATACTGGTGGTATTATAATCGGTAAAGGTAAGAACAGTATTGAAGCAGAAGGAGATGAAGTAGTTCAGATTACTCCTAAACAACTTAAAGTGTTTAGTGCTCAACCTATACTTAACGGTAATAGTCCTGCTGAATTAGTTCAGAAAGGTGTTGAACCTTCTAAAGTATTTAATGCGCAAGAATCATTTAAAGATAGAAATGGTCTTAATGATGATGGTACTAAAAAGAAAAGAAATATGAGAACAATAACTGGTAAAAAGAAACTAGGTGGTTTATCTCGTAAGAAAGATTACGGTTCAGATAAGAAACCTTATCCTAGTGTTAAGTCAAATGATTTTGCAGGTGGCGGACGTAGTTATCCGATTCCAACTAAAGCTGATGCTCGCGATGCTCTTAGGTTAGCAGGTTTACATGGTCGCTCTGATGTAAAAGCTAAAGTATATAAGAAATATCCTGAATTGAAAAATAAGAAAGCTACATTAGGAACTTTTGGAAGTTTGACTGGTGCTAATCGTAGATTGTTAGCTCTTAATCAAAATGTTCCTTCTGCTGGAATTACTGCTGGGGCAAAGATTATTAATCCTAGTGCTTCTAGTATTAAGCCTATGAATTTATCTTCTAATAATGGAAGTAAAGGTTTTAATCTATTTAAAGGAATAGATAAAGGAGAAGCTATTAGTTCAGGAATTGGAGCTGTTGGAACTTTAATTAGTGGATTACTTAACAAAGGTAGTATAGATAAAACTTCTGCTCCACAAGTTCCTACTCCTCAATTAATTGCTCCTGCTAAACTTAAAACTAGCGTTAATATAAATCCTCAACTATCAGATGTTAGAGAATCTGAACTTAGTCAAAACAGATTGGTTGAAGGAAATACTGCTAGTTCAGTAGCTAGTGTTGCTAGACAACAAAGAATATCTAATAATGCTTTAAGTCAAAGAAGTAGATTAAGAGGCGAGAAAGAAAATCTTGAAACTCAATTGCAAAATCAAGACGCAATAAATCGTCAACAAGTAGCTTCTTCAAATGCTCAACAGATTAATGAAGCTAATAGATTTAATTCTATATCTGCCACTCAAACTGCTAATGATAAAATTCAAGCTACTGCTAATAATCGTACACAAATGATTGAAGGTATTACTAGTGGAGTTAGAGATTATCAGTTAGGTGTAGATAAGAAACGTTCAGAAGAAAATGCTACTGCGGCTATGATGTCCGCTAATCCTGAACAAATGGAATTGTTCTTAAAACTAATGGATAAGAATAAAAGTAGACTAGGTAATATACGAAGTACTTTATTCAGATGTGGTGGTAAGAAAAAGATTGCTTAATTATAAATACTATAACTATGCCGATAGATATTAAAACAGCAGGTTATCAAAAGAGGGAGCGGGTTGCCGCTCCTTTAGATGTTTACAATAGTACGTTAAATACTCTTCAACAGAAACATGATACTGCTATTGAAACTAGTAATCAGATTAAAACATTTCTTGCTAATAAGCAATTAAATGAAGCTGAAAATGAATGGCTCGATAACTATTCAAGAGATATTAATGCTCAAATAGAAGCTAGTGCACAAGACGGAAGTTATGCCACTGCTTTAACTGCTGCTAAAAGATTAGCAGGAGAAGTAGCTAGTAATCCAGGTCTTATTGGTCGTGAACGTTATCAACAAGAGTTTAAAAAGTTCCAAGATGAAGTTACTAATAGTAATGCTTATGATGGAGATGTTAAGGCTTATACATTGGAACAGAACAAATATAATTATCAAGACCAAACAGATGAAACAGGTAAAGTAATAGGTGGTAATCAATTCCAACCTAATTATCGTCCTGTTGAACAAGTAGATTATAATACTTTATATCAGAAAGTATTATCTACTGTTGGTGTTGATTCTAGTTCTGGCGAACAATTAGTATGGGGAGATGCAGAAGGTAATCTTAAAGATGGTCAAGGTAATATTGCTGCTGGTGATATTCCTTATCTTAAAACAGCTAGTGGTATTCAACAACTATCAGCAGATAAGATTCGTGCTGCATTTGAATCTGCTTTAAATGAAACTCCGGGTGCTCGTGCTTCTCTAGAACAAGACTATAAAGTAAATGTTTGGAAAGCTAATAAGGGAAATAAGAATAATCTTGTTACTAAGCCTGACGGAACTATTATGTCACAGAGAGAATTTGAAGAGAACCTATTTGCTCCTAGATATGCTGCTTCTGCTTATCGTAGAGTTGAAAGTAGAATTAATCCTGAATTAGGATTTAATCTATTAGCTGCTGCTCGTAAAAATTCTGCTAAACCTAAGACTGGTAAAGAACCTGATTTACTTCTTTCTTTAGCTACTATTGGTGGTAAAGAAAAAGTAGAACCTGATACTCCTGCTAAAGTACAATCTCAATTAAATACTCTTAATGGTCAATTATCTAATATGTTTTCTTCTTATGGAATATCTAAATCTCTTCCTTTAGATGAGGCATATAGTAAACTACGTTCAGGTATTGCTAATAATGTTACTTTATCTGATGCTGCTAAGAAACAATTATTAGATGAAGCTAATACTTATTATAGAGGAATAGCTAATGCTAATAATCGTTTAGATGCAATGAAAGGACATCTTACACAAGAAGAACAATATGCTTCAGAGTTCTTAGGTAAGAGATTAAGTAACGGAGATATGGCAGATACTAATAATCCTATGCAACTAGAATATGCTAATAGAATGAATAAGTTATTTACTGATTCTAAAGGCAATAGCTTCGATACAGTTTTAGTAAATCCTCTTAACGATAGTAGCAAAGCTGCTATTATATCTAAACTTAGAACAGATATGGGATTGACTAATCAAGATGTGTCGTTTAGTAAAATAGGAGATAAAGAATATATTCGTATTAGTAAAGATGCTTATATTCGTTTAGCTCCTGAAATAGCAGATGTTCTTAAACTTAGTCCCGTAGGATTTACTACTGGTAATAATGCTCCTGAAAAATTTACTAGAAACGATGAAGTTTTCTATGGAAATAAAGTATATGGTAGTTTAACTACTACTATGGGTATTGCAGGTTTTAGAGCAATAGGACGAGGTGAAATAACTACTGCTAAGAGTACTAAAGATTCTCCTGCTTACGTATATGAAAAAGCTGCACAAATGTCTAATGCTGCAACTAAACGTATATCTAAATCATTACCACCTAGTTATGTTGATGTTAATGTATTTGATTTACCTCCTCATATAGTTGCTACTGGTCAAGGATTTGAAGATGACCAATTAAAGAACTACAATGAAAGAGTAATGAATATGATTAGTATTGCTAATCCTGGAAGTATTGTTATTAAGAAACGTAATGCCGAAGGAGTTCTTGAACCTGTTGAAGATAGTAGAGAACGTGATGCTATTATGCAAACTATTCAAGCACAAGTTAAGAAGAAAAACGTTAATAATGGCTGGTGCTCATCCTCTTCTACGGGGGAATACGGAGTATTCTTAAATATTCCTTATACTCCTAAGACTGGAAAAAATAGTGCTAAGAATCCTGATTCTGAAATGGAAGAGAGAATACAAAATGCAGTAGCTGGAGATTACATGATTACAGGTGCTATCATTAATGATGAAATAGAAAGATTCAAATCTCTACCTGCTGTTAAAGCAATGGACACTCTTAATTCTATTAAGTATAATAACGCACTTAAAAGGAATTATCGTTTATCTGATGCTGAATTTGGAGATGGAACATATTCTGCTGTTACCGATGGTGGTAGTTTTTATCAGATATTAGACGCTAATGATGAACCGGTAATTAAGATTACAGAAGGTGAGTTATTTCAACGTATGTTTCAGAATAATCAAGCTAATGCTATTCTTGCTCCTGTTAAAGAGGATATAAATCTTATTAGTGCAAGAAATGGTTCTATTGCAAATTCCCCCATAGAGGAGCAGCAAGTTATTGCTCGTCCTCTTATGCAGAAAGCTATGATTATGGCAGGTGCTACTGGTAATCTTAGAGAACTAGATATTGATACTAAGAGACAAGTATTCCAGTTCTTTAATAGAATGTATTCAGGACTTACTGGTGAATCCCCTAGTCAAGTGATACTTAATCAAATGAACGATTTAATGAACTAAGTTATGCCAAATATATTTGATGATATATCAGTAGAAAAAGCTCCACTAGACAGTGGGGCTAATTCTGTTAATATGGCTAAAGAAGCTCCTACTGTTACTAAATACAAACCTGATGTAGCTGCACAAGGCGACTTCATGTTTCGTAATCTTAGTGGTAAAGAAGTCTTTACTGGAACAGAGGAAGATTATCATTCTTTAGCTAAGTATGGTGCTGAACCTAATCGTTATCAAAGTAGAGAAGAATTAGAAACTCTTCGTGCTAAGAATCAATCGGCTTGGAAACAAGCAGGTAACGCATTAGGTCAAACTATTGGAACAGTTATAGGAGATACTGTTGGTGGTATTGGTATGTTAGTAGATTTAGCTACTGCTGGATTATGGGACGATAAACCATTTAGTAATCCTATTACTAGAGCAGGCGATGCTATATCTGATTATGTTCGTGATGATTTATTTCCTATATATCGTGAGAATCCTGATAAAGCATTTGATATGAATGATTTTTCAGGTTGGTTCTTTAGTCAAGTTCCAAGTATTGCCAGTTCTCTATCTTTAATGATTCCTGGTATTTTATTAACTAAAGGAGTTGGAGCTGTTGGTAAAGGTGTTGCAGCATTAGGACGTAATAGTTCTAAAGTAAGTCGTGCAATGAATTGGGCTAAGAAAGCTACTAAATTAGATAATGTGTATCGTGCTAATAAGTTAAAACTTATCGCTAAAGATGGTATTACTGCTATTGGTATGCGTCTTGGTGAGAACTATCAAGAAGCTCGTGGAGTTGCGGAACAAATAGAAGGAGAAGCATTGTCGTTATTTACAGGAATGTCTGATGAAGAATTTCAAACTTGGTTAGATAATAATCCTGATATTGCTAATGAAGCTAAAGAAAGAACTAAAGAAGAAGCCGCTCTTATAGTTGCAGATAAAGCAGCTATGCGAAACTTTGGATATAATGCAGGTAATGTGTTCTTTGATTATATGCAATTACGTGCAGTTAATAAAGCATTAGGTCAAGTTAATCGTGCTATTACTCCTCGTATTCGTTATTCACAGAATCAAGCTCTCGATAGAATAGCTTCTACCGGTATGGAATCTGCTAGCCAAACATTAGGTCAAGCAGCAAAAGGAACGATTAAAGATTTTGCAGGTAAGATAAATAGATTTATTAATTCTAGTGAGAATCTTCTATTATATGAATTATCCGAAGGTGTCGAAGAAGCTATTAACTTTGTAGGTCAAGAAGAAGGTACTTTATACGGTCGTTATTTGTTAGGTCAAGCTGAACAATATAATGGTGCTGTATCTATGGATAGAATAGAGAAGTATTTACAGAATCCTCAATTATATAATTCTGCATTATGGGGAGTTATTGGAGGTATTACTTTCGGTGGTACTATGTCAGCTATTAATAATCGTAAAGGTGGTAATGTAGAAGAGAAACAACGTATTGCTGAAATCAATGGTCGTGAGCAAGTATTCAATGAATATGCTCGTCAGATGAAGATTATCGAAAATGGTGAGAATCCGTTTCAGATAGAACGTGATGCTAAAGGTAATCCTATCACTTATCTTGATGATGGAACTATTAGTCAAGACCCAACAATAGGTACTACTCGTTATAGTAAAGTTAGTCCCGAAGAACAAGAAGATTTACGTGCTGCTGCTAAAGAGAAGTTCATAACTACTCTTACTTTAAATGCTATTCGTTCCGGTAACTATGAGTTACTCGAAGATTATATTGAAGACCCTAGACTAAAGAAAAAGCTAGTAGATGCAGGTCTTGCTGATGAAGCAGAATATGATAGAGATACTCAATCTATAAAGAAAACTATGCGTACTGTTCTTAATAGATATGTTAACTATTCTAGTGCATTGCGTAGTGCTAATATAGATGATGCTCTATTAGATGTAGCTATATCAGAAAATATAGTTAATGCACAAGAAGCTGACTTACTAAATAAACGAATAGAAAGACTTAATACTATTCAATCTCAATTAGAGAATACTATTCCTGCTATTAATGAGATTCTTGACCCAATGGCTAAGAACCGTATGCAGTTAGGTATATTAGAACAGTATCGTCGCGAAGTAATGTCTACTTATAATAGTCTAAAGAATAGTAATAATCCTTTGGATAAAGCACAAGCTAGTCAATACTTAGATATATCTAAGATAATAGAATCTAAAGTTAATGACTTACGTAGAGGTTTAAGTTCTATGGAAAGTTTATTCTTAGATAATGTTCGTAGTGTAGAAAATATAGCTCTTGGAATAGAAGGTAGTCAAGAACAAAATGCGCTTATTAAGAAACAGATAGAAGAATTAGATGAAAATGATGTAGCTCTGTTTAAACAAGCAGGTAAAGACTTTAATCTAGGAAGTTTATCTGAACAAGTTCGTGCTATTAATTCAGAGTACATGGATAATATGGGACAGATACTTCTCGATGAAATTCGTAGAGATAACTATCGTTCTAATATTATTACTACTAATGAACAAGCTAAAGAGTTTGAAGATACTCGTAAGAAAGAGTACGAAGAAGCGGCTAAGAAGTTAGTTAAGTCTGCAAAAAAGAATCTTAATGATTTCGTTAATGTAGCTACCGAAGAAGAACTTGCTAAGTTAGATAAAGCACTAGATAATGCGTTTACAGAAGAAGAATCTCAAGATACTAGTAATAAGAGTTTATCTAATGCTGTTAGTATTCTATCTAATTCAGAGAATGGTAAGAAAGATATAGCATCTTTAAGAGAAGCTATTACTAAGAGAAGAAATAGTCTTGCTGCACAAAGTCAGACACAGCAACAGAATGGGAATAATCAGCAACAAGACTCCTCTATGGGGGAAGCGAGGAGCGAAGCGACGAGGCAAGAAGAACCAGAGGTTAAGCCTATTCCAAAACCTAAACCAAAGACTGCTAAAGAGAAGAAGTTAAAAGAGACATTAGATAAAGTAGTATCTAAAGCTAGTTCAGGTGTTATAAATAAAGCTAATATTAATAACTTAGAATTTACAATAGTAAAGCCTTTTGCTAGTTTAGGAGATGTTAGTAGAAAACCAGTTAAAGTAAGTGCAATAGACGTACGTGTTAGTAAATTTGGCAATGTTAGTATTGATGGAATGGATGCTAAAGGTAATATTATTGCTGATGTTACTATCGATGAACTAAATGCCGCTATTGCTATCGGAGATGTTACTTACGTAGATACTAGTAAATCTGATGAATCTGCTCCTGCTGATACTAACGTTCTTGAATCATCTATATCTGATAATGACTTAGAAGGTCAACGCCAACGTATAGAAGAGATAAATTTAATTATAGATTTATATAATCAAATACAAGGTAATCAGATAGAAGGTAAGACATTTACTAGTCTTAATGATATGATGGTTTATCTACAACAGTTAAATCCTAGAGCTGTTAGTTTGTATAATGATATTAAGATTCTAGCTAATCGTCAAATAGTAGATGGTAAGATAGTTAATGTTGATGAAGAGATTAAAACTCCTTCTGATATTATACAAGAAGCAAGTAAGACTTTAGATAAAGCTGTTGCAGAGAATAAACAGAATACTAAAGATAATGGTTACTTCTTTAATTTAGTTAATTTAAATGATAGTAAGGTTTACTCTCGTATCGGTCAGTTGAAGACTAATGATACAGTAAATGTAGAACTAGATGAAAACGGTAATCTTATTGTTAAGTCTCGTGGAATTAAAATAGGTGAGTTTCCTAAGATTGGTTATAATAACGGTAATGTAGAAGTTATGAATCAAGGTTGGAGATATACTGTTAGAAACGATAGTATAGATTTCATAACTCAACTTCAATCTATTATTGCTAGTGAAGAACCTAGTGCTAAAGAATTTGTACAACTGCTTAATAATATACGTCGTTTGTATCGTGTTCGTAATAATCCTGAAGTTGAAGGAACATTCGGACATCAGCTTAATGCTCTACAAGAGAATGGTCACTGGCAGAATTTAACTAGTTTATTCGGTGATACTCAAACTAATCTATTAGATAGGATTAAACATCTTAATAATATCATATTCTTTAATAACGCTCTTAATGTTAATCAGTCTAACTTTAGTACCATTGTTAATGAATCGTTGACTAATTGGATGAATAAACTCAAGAAGTCTTATACTGACATTAATAACTTAAAGTCCTCTATTAGTAATACTAAGTCTAAGAAGAAACGTCTAGTTGTTGGTCGTACAAGTTCAGGTAGTGTTATTTATGCTAGAGATAAACAAGGTAATCCTATATATCGTAAGTTTGGAGATGTAGCTACTAGTGAAGCTACTGACGGTTATCGTCTAGTAGTAGGAGTTGACGGAGGAGTTGCTGATATTAAATCTAATAGTATTATTGCCGCTAGTCGTATTCCTAGAGGTGTGGTTGGTATGACTATTAAAGATTCAGAAGGTAGACTTATCGCTGTTACTAGTCGTGAGAATACTATGAGTAATAGTGAAACAGAAACTACTGAATATACTAAAAGGTTTAACGAAGGATTAGATAAATTATTCCATTCATTAGTAGATGCTACTCTACAAGGAAATACTGATTTACATCAACAACTATTAGATGAAATATCTAAATATGTAGGTAAGCAAAAAGCTCTTTATGGTTATGAAGTTGTAGGTCGTGCATTTCGTCCTCTTAATAAGATTGGAGCTACTATTTACTTTAATGTTGCTGATAGAAATGTAGCATTTGCTATACCGGGTGAAACTAAACCTAGAAGACTTATGGCTCGTATGCCTAATGGTTTTGTTCCTACTAATAATCATGGTAACTTTAGTACTATGATGGAAGGAGTATATGCTACACTTACTCGTAATGTTATTAATTCAGCTATTCGTGGTGAATCTAATTTATTTAGAATGGTAGACGGTAAACTACAAGCTAAGATACCTAATATACTTCAAGATGAATGGATGGATACAGGTTATAGTAGTTATGAAGAGTTCGTAGCTAAGGACGGAGTACTAGTTACCGATTTAGGTAATGTTACTGATAGTAAAGGTAATATCATTAGTAACTTTAATTATATAGGAGATGTATATAATCGTAATATTACTCTTATGAATCCTAGTCGTAGTACTGGTCGTACTAACGCGGCTGACGCCGCTGTTTCCCCCATAAAGGAGCAACAAACTGTGTCTCCCGTAGTTGTACCTGACCCACTTGCTAGTAAAGACAGTACTCCTAAAATAGGTACTCTTATGGAAGTTGCACAAGCTAATACTGATAATCCTAATCTACTATCTATTATATCTGCATTAGAAAGTGCTGGTATTAAACTTAATCCTGATATTGAAATAGTAGGTGATGAAGGTAGATTTGCAGGAATAGTTGCCGGTGGTAATACTATTACTCTTAGTAATCGTTTCGATAGTCTTGCTCCTGAACGTAGAGTACTTACTCTTATACACGAAGGTGTACATTATCTACTTAATGATGAACGTGCTAATATAGAACAATCATTCGGAGACTTATATGATAAGTTTGCTAACTTTATTAATCAAGATTCTCGTTTGATAGATGAGTATGGAGAGTTCTTGAATAGTGGTAAACCTAGAGCTGTTGCTATTGAAGAGTTTGTAGTTGAAGCTATTACTAATCGTACATTCGCTAGATTACTTGCTAGAATTAAGTATGATTCTAATCCTACTACTGAATCAAATAACCTATTTACTAAAATAATAGATGCTTTAGTAGAATTAATAGGTAAAATAGGACAAATAGATAATACATTACTTGGAGAAGTTCGTAATCGTTTATCTACTATTGGATTAGAAACTAGTGATACAGCTAGTACTTCTACTGTTACTCATGACGATACTTTTGATAGAGCAGAGGAAGATGTTAGCATTCCTACTGATGATGTATTTGATATTCCTGATATAGACTTAGATTTAGATAGTAGTATAAGTGATAACTACCGTCAAGTCGATAATTTCGATAGTCTGATTGAGGGATTGAATAATCGACAAAAGGCTATTGTGACGCATTTGTTTGACACTGGTGAGCTTAGTTTCGTATGTAGTTAAGTAAGATAAGCCTAGAGATGAAAGTCCGGCAGAAAGCCTTAGAATGAGCCATTTTAGGCGCATCTGTCGGACTTTTATATTTTCCTTATCTTACTATCACGACAGTATATAAAATGCGAAATTCGGCAGGAATTTGCGGTCTACGGGCATCTGTCTGCCTTCGTAACGTGCGGTTTTCGTCCGTCTAATGAATCTATTTGATAGTATTGATAATAATGCTATCTTTGGTAATGTTAGTAATAACTTAATTAATAATATAAAGTATATGAGTTGTATTCCTAGTAACCCTAAATTAGATAAGCTATTACCGCTTACTAATAATGATGTTAGAAAGTCTACTGAATACCTTGCTACTATCGAAGACAATAGTTTTCGTGATTGGTATAAAGAAAAGACTGGTAGAGATTTCAATGATGAGAATATTGATACTAATACTGTTAATGCTATAATAGCATATAATAACAGAGAGACTATCAATACTAAAGATTATGTTCAGAACGTTCGTACTTCACGGACTGGTGTATTTGGTAATGACATAGCGAAAGAAGACCACGCTATTAATATTCTTGCTACTATTTATTTAAAGAGTCAAGGAAGTATTCGTAAAGCTCTTGCTAATAAAAAACGTAAGGGTGAAAACGAAGTAATAAAGGATAAAGCTGGTAATGAGTTAAGTCCTCAAGCCGCTATAAAGCTGACTATGATTACTTATCTTAATAGACATCTAAAAGAGAATGATAAGAAACTTACTCAAGAACAAAAGGCTTATGTAGGTACTATTATTCGTAATCTTTACGATGGCGGTAATTATAATCGTAATGAGTTATTTGATATAGTAATTAACTCACCGGAAGTAGTTAGTCTTAGCAAAGAGTTTGGTATAGATACTAATGAAGATTTTGAATCTAATGATGATGTTAAAGAAGATAGTGAACAAAACTCTCGTCAAGATGACCAAGAAACTATTGCTGCTCTTCGTGCTGATTGGTCTGAAATATCTGACCAACGAAAAGATATAGATAAAAATGTTAGCAAAGAAGTAAAAGAATGGTTTGCTCGTTTACCTAAAACAAATAGTAATAGTTTTATAAATGAACAGCCTGATACTTCTAATAATACTTATTCAGGCATGGCTGAAAGTGCTGGCTTTGATAGTTCTTTTAAAGCTATTAATAACTATGGTAACTTCTCTAGTGTTGAAGCTATGGTAGAAAGTTTCCATACTATTGCTGCAAGATTTAAAGAAGTATCTCATTTAGAATATGCTGCACGTTTACTAGAAGACGAAGCTAATGTTCAGATGAGAAATAAGATATTTACTCAACTAAAACAATCTATTTGGGAACGTAATGAAGTAGTTTATAGTCAAGACGGTTCTAATGTGGTTACTAAGAATCGTAATACTTTTCCTAAACTTAATCTACAAAACAAAATACTTAATAGTTTCGATTCACTTATTCACAATCCTTCTATTATGGCTAATGATATTGCCGTATTAGACGAACTTAAAAACAGATTATCTACACTAAAAAATTCTAACACAAATGAAATCCAAGAAATTACAGAGCAAATTGCTGCAATTTTTAATAAGTATAACTTCGGCATCAATAGACAGGGTGTTGTTAACTACGTTCGTAACTTCGGTGATAACCAACTTTCTAATATCTCTTCTATTGTCGATGATTTGTTAGAGTTTAATAAAGTAGTAGGTAAGGCGACTAATCTATTAAAGATAGATAATGAAGCACAACGTATCTATTATGCAGGTGAATATGCTAAAACTAAAGAGAATGAAGAATATGTGGTAGTTCCTTTTGATAAATCTCAACTACAATACAAAGGCGGTTATGCTAATAATATAGCCAATCGTATATCTAATAGATTTAAAGATTATCAGATAGTAGATTCTGAATTTAATAGTATTAATGCAGAGAACAATCTAGTTAGTGATATTTTAAAGAACAACTATATAAGTAAGTTCTTTGAAAGAATTAACGATAATCGTTATAATGATAATCCTGTTAGTAATACCGAACTACGTGATTACTTAGTTAAATTTACTAATATTCCTCAATACAGATATAGTAATATTCTTATTGAGAAAACTTTGTCTAATGGAAAAATAGTCCCAGGTTTACTTCGTCTTACAGATACTGGTTATGAACTAACTGAATATTATCGTGAATTTGGTGCACAATTATACAACGGAGTTAGTAACGAAGTAACAGGAAAGGCTAAATCTTATAAAGATATCAATGCTCTTGAATGGGATATTATTACTCTGAATGAATACGCTAATAATGGTGACAATTATGAGATGACTAAAGGAGTTAAGAAATCTAAGTTCTTTACTCAAACACCTTCTGATGCACCTAAGACTTTCGTATTTAATAGTTATAAGTTAGATTATACTGGACTATTTAATGCTAACGGCTCTATTAATCGTGGACATCCTATATATGTAGCTTATGCTAATATTTATGCTAAAGAACTTGCAGAAATGGCACAAGCTATTAACTTCTTATTTGAGACAACTGTTGAGAATGGAGTAGTAACTATTGTATCAGATGAAAATGGTAAGCCTAAGATAAAAGACGAGTTTAAAGATTTACGTAAATCTGAAGCTAGACTTAATTATCATTATCGTAAAGGTATTCTTGATTCAAATGGTGTTCCTACTGGTAATGTATTTAAGTTTAGAAGTCTACTTATTGATAAAGTTAAGAACCTTAATAAGTATAATAGTGAGACAGCTAAAACGGTAGATATGAATTGGCTGTTTGAAGGAGGTGACGTATTCTCACTTCTTTATGGGGGAAAGAATAGTGAAATATCATTGATACAAGACGAGAATGGAGAATACAATATTAGGCTTACTGGTGAACTTCGTAATTCAGTTTATAATTATATAGATAATTATATTAATTATAGAATACAAGAAGCTGTTGCTAAATACAGTTCTAATAAAGAGTTTGTAGATAGATATAAGAACGCTAGTCAAGAATCATTTAATGCTTTTATTGCAGAAATGGTACTTAACTATGAGATTCAATATAACAATCTTAATGATATGTTCTTTGGAGATGAAGCATATTATAAAGATTCTCGTGATACAATTAAACGTAATAAAGAATATCAAGCCGGAGGATTAGCTTATGCAGGTTATGACTTATACAATGTACAGAAGCATTTGGGAGATATAGTAATTTCTCCTAATAAGACTATTAGTGTAGATAGTAGTTTTAAATATATTACTCTTGAAGATGTTCAAAGCAAAGGTGGAGTTATTGAAGATTTAAAGAAACAATTAAAGATAGCTAAAGTATCTAAAGAGACAGAAGCATTTGTACTTAAACAGTTTGCTAAAGATAAATCAGAAGTAACTGATGCTCAATCGCTCATAACCTTAGACGAATTTGTTCGTAGAATGTATCTACGTGGCGAATATGATAATTATAAAGACTTAATTGAAGCTCTTTATGATGAAAGTAAACCTATTGATAATGTTAAGTTAGGAGAATTATCTAAGAAAATACAAGTTCAAAAGAACTTCTATTATGACTTAGAAATAGATAATGATGCTAAATTAGCTAATCCTATTCAGATTAAAAATGCTGAATTTGTACTTATACCTAGATTTTTAGGTAATAGTGAACTTGGCTTACTTGCTAAATATATGACCGATAATAATATTGGTCAGGTTAACTTTACTACTACTGAAAAAGCTACTACTAATAGAGTATTAGAGTTTTGGGATGCTCATGGAAAATTCCCCTCTAAAGAAAGGTTGAAACAGTTTAACTTGGATATTCAAACTAAGTATAAAACTGGTTGGTATTCTAATCTATATACACAGCAAGATATTCCACAACACATGGACGGTGAGAATAAAGCTGGATTGCAGATAGTTAAGAAACTAATTGATAATATAGGTAATACTCCTGAAGGACAATCTCTTATTAAAGACTTCTTTGATAACTTTACAGCTAATATTCAAGATAGTTTCAAAGATGCTGCTTCTCGTATTGGAGTTAGTATTGATGCTAAAGGAAACGTAGTATATGAAGATGGTAAAGCTAAGATTGATAATAATCAATTTATAGCATTAATCAAAGATGAGCTAACTCGTAGAGGATTAGATAGTAATTATCGTAAATATGCTGAAATTAATCCTGAAACTGGTATGCCTTATATGCCAGCATGGACTAATCTAGTTCGTAGTAAGATAGAGAATATTGTAAATAGTATATTTACTAATCGTATTACTCGACAAGTACTTCCGGGATTTCATGCTAGTCAAGTATCAGATGTTGGTATGACAGCTTTATCTAGTCGTACAGATTTAAGAGATTTGATGCAATCAAAAGTAGAAGAAAAGCATGGGTATAGTCTAGGACGTAAACTTACTTATCATAAAGACGGAAGTCAAATAGTAGAAATACTATTACCTAAATGGATGGTTAAGGCTTATAATACTTATGACAATGAAGGCAATCTTATACACGAAGTAACTATTGAAGATTTGCAAGCTGCTGGATTAGATACTATGATTGGTTATCGTATTCCAACAGAAGGTAAACAATCTATTGCTGTTATGAAAGTAGTAGGTTTGTTAGACGAATCTCAAGGTTCTACTATTGTTGTTCCTGATGAATGGGTATTACAAACTGGTGCTGACTTCGATATTGATAGTATCTACGGTATTTATCATACTGCTTATTTTGATAAAAATGGTAAACCTCATAAAGTCAAATATATAGAAGGAGAAGACGAAGTATCTACTTATCGTAGATATATTGGTTATATAAATTCTTTAATAGATAAAGAAACTCGTAAAGCTACTAGTTCTGAATTTACTAAAGAAGAATTTAAAGAAGCTCGTAAAGCTGCAAGAGAAACTGTTCTTAAAGCTAATGAAGAATATGATAAATTCTTAACTGACCAAGTTAGAGATTTAATAGCTGAAACAGACAAAACATGGATATTACTTCCAAGAGAAGTAAAAGATAATCTTACTGTTACTTTTAAATCAAAAGAATTAAAGTTTGGCGAAAGAGTAGATGCTATTGTTAGTAAAATGAGCTTCTATGAGAATGAATATAAAGATAATAATAGTGTTGCTAAGTTTGCACAACAGTATCGTAATATTCAATCTATTATTAATGAGCAAAGAGAATTTTATCAAAATATAAAAGATAATGCTGAACAATTAGCTATTGATTATGCTGATGAAACTCGTAGAGCTAGATTAGAACAAACTATTCAAGCAAGAGCCGAAATAGTAGGTGCTATGTCTCTTGAAGAATTTAGTCAACTAACAATAGCTCAACAGAATACTCGTGATGCTCGTAACAATAAGATAGTAGATACATTTATTAATATAATGAATCTACCAGTATCTATTGGTGAGAACTTATCGTCTAGTAACTTTGAAGATATTAAAGCTGCAAAGAGCAATATCTTTGAAGGTTTATCAGAGACTTATCGTAATATTAATTCAGTAATTGCTCAAAATTGGTATCGTGATGCTAATATGTCCGGTGCACGTCTTAAAGCTATTTCTGTTAATCGTGACAACTTTGCCTCTATTGGTAATAAAGCTAAGACTATTATTGACGGTGCTCATGGTGGTTTTAGGTTTGTATATACATATAATACAGAGAAAGAAGCCAAAGACGCTCAAGCAAAATTAAGAAAACGTTTTAGAGACGTAACTAGAAGTGGAAAAGAAGTAATGGTAGACCATAATCAATTAGGTTGGAGTTACGATAATCTTAATATAGATAATCGTTTAATTACTCCTTACTCTTCTGAAACTACTGCACTTATTCTTGACGGTGTAAAAGAAGGTGGTGTACCTAATGTTGATTTATATACTTTCGATGTATATAAGTCTATTGTTGATTGTGGTGCAAACTATGAAACTTCTATCTTATTCGTTAATCAACCTGTAATAACCGAACTTATTACTAGACAAAATGCTAACGATAATGTATTCGGTGAAACTGGATTTAATCCTCTTATAGGATTGAGACGAGATATGTATATAAGATTAGCTAAATCTCTCGGTATTCCTGCAAACAGTATTACTAAAAGAACTCGTCTTAAAGATATTAAGTCAATGCTTGAAGCTAAAGGAATAAGTATTAACGAAGATGAACTTCTTGAAGAAGGAATACGAGTAACAGAATTAAGAGAACATCTTAAAGATAATGTAGAAAATATAGATTCTACTAATGCTGATAATCTTATATATCAAATTAAAGCATTAAGAGCATTTGAATATTTCAAAGAGATAGGTGACCAAATCAATGCTAATATGATGGTTATTACTAGTGATAAGTTTGGTGCTGGTAAATCTGCTAATGAAATTGACAATGTAATTAATCGTATTACAGATATTAAAAAAAGTAATATTACTCGTACTAAGAAAGGTAATCCTGTTCTTAAAGCTGTTACAGAAGAAGGTAATAAATATCTTATAGATGCTATTTATCCTAAGATTAGTTTCAATACTATTAACGATATTAATCAAGATGATTCAGAATCAGTATATCCTTCTTTATATTATCAATTGAAATATAGTTGTATAGCTACTGAAAAGATTATTCGTGATAGCGAAATATTTAAAACTCAAACACCACAGTTCCGTGAACTAGTAAATAAGTTTGGTGTTCGTAATCTTCAAACTATTCAGCAGTTAGAGAGTTTCATTATTAATATGAGCCAAGCACAGTCTAACTTTGTTAATACTAACAGATTCATAACTAGAAGTGATAACGAGTTTATACCTAGCTATAATCTAAATCTTATTAGTAGTCAACAGAATACTCGTGCTAGATTATATGGTTATACTGATGTAGTAGGTAGTTTCAATATATCTGATATGTCTGAAAAGAATATAGAAGCATTTATGAAGTTGTCTCCTGCAAATAAAGTAGTATTGATTCAAAGATATACTTCGGATGATAATCTATTTAAAAATCTAAATGTGGAGTATAAAGGTCGTCGTAATAGTTATGATAGAATATCTATTATAGATAGTACTATATCTACTGAATCTCAATATCAGATGTTTCGTAATGCTTGGCATAGTAATAATCCTTTCGTTAAACTTACAGCTATGGACTTAATAAGATATTCTATGGTAGTAGAAGGTTATAAGTTTAAAGGCGGAACAGTTAGTAAGATTATTCCTGTTGAGCTTTTATATGGACAGGATATTGGTATTGATTCTGATAATGGAGTTTCAACAGCTACTAATATTATTAATGATTCAGACAAAGCTATTAATAGTATGATTCAATACGGTAGTGAAACAGGAACTTATGAAAGACTTAGTAATGATGATAATGAAATAGAAAAATTACGTGACTTATTCTTTAGAACTAATCCTAATAATCCTGATGTACTTACATTTGAGAATAAGAAGTATAAGGAATCTAATAAAATAGTATTCAATAGACTTGGTGTAGGTGTGCTTAGTTTTAAAGAAGCACAAGAACGTAAAATGATTACTGGTAGTGAAAATAATCGTAAATATCGTTATTATGCTAAAACTAATGATAATAATAAAGTTCTACGTTTATATAAGCTAGTATATGATAATGATGTTGTATATATGCTTCCTACTAATCAATTAGAACAGAATGAAATTGGAGAAGTTAGTATTAATCCTGATAATAATAGAATGTTTCTTCCATTAGATATATTAGAAGAAGTTTCTATTAATCAGTATGACCCTGCATTTATTAGTTCTATTAATATAGCTATGAACTCTGATATTCGTAAGTTTGTAGTTCTTCCTAAAGCATTTGAAGCTGGTGCTAATTTATTAATAGAAGAAGCGTTTCCTAATAGTACTGTCTTGGCTTCCCCCATAAAGGAGCAACGTATTGATACTTCTCGTAGATACATTATTGCTTCTACTGATAATCAAGTTATACTCGATACTATCGAATCTCTTGAAGCAGCAGGTATTACTAATTATATTGTTGCTGCTCCTAATATGAATTATGGTAACATTCGTAAACTTATTAATGACCATAATAACGCTGATATTGCAGCTAAGAGATTACAATTAGCTATGACTAAATTAGAAGCTAATGAAGTTCAACTTAGAAAGAAGAAATCAGATAATTCTGAATCTCCTTATTATGCACAACTTAAAGCTAGCATTAATCAAACTATTGAAGATGTTAATGTTAATGGTATTGGTTTTGTTCCTGTTCTCCAAACTGTTGTAGATAATACAGGTTTTAGAGCTGGCGGATATTTTAGATACGAAAAAGAAGGTAATGTTTATATTGTTACTAACTTAGGTCGTGTAACTACTAAATCTGTTAGTCTTACTCCTGACTATATGTATAGTAAGAAAGTAACTATTAATAGTGTTAGTCAATTACAATTCCCTAGACGTAATGCCATTACTCAAGTAGTTAAAGAAAATGCTAGATTAGATAAATTTGCTAATAATAACATTATTCGTGTTCAGACAGAAAATAACTTTATTAATGAAGATGTACTTGAATCTGCATTGATAGATAATGATAAAGAGATAAATGATTATATATCTCGTGTTATTGAAAGTGTTGAACGTAGTAATGCTAATGTAGAAGAAGCTGCATTAAACGATGCTTTCCGTTCATTTACAGCTATTGATTTACGTTCTAATACAGCTACTAAGTTAAATGATAACTTACGTGAACAAGCATTGAAGATTATCAATGGTTATACTAATAGACGTATTGATGATTTCTTATTTGATATACATAACTTCTTTACTACTTATGTTACTAATCCTGACGGAACTTATAAGTTAGATGAAAATGGTAACAAGATAGTTCGAGAGAAATGGAGTATAACTAATAAGAAGTTATTCGACCGTATGTTAGAAGATGAAACATTACGTACTCGTTATGAAATGTTCCTAGATGATATTAATAGATTTGTAGAAGACTATTCTATTATTGAAGCTATTCAACCTTATAATATTGATGAGGCTTATACTGTAAGTGAAACAGAAGAAGAAATCGAAGGTTTGCGTAGAACTAATGATATGCTTAAACAGATTAAGGATAAGTTCAAACGTATCAAAGACTTAGATAATGTAGTTAAACGTAGTACTAAGATGTACTTCGATAGTTACATTACTAGTCTTTCTAGTGACCCTCGTGTACAATCTAATATGCTTAGTATTACAGAAGCATTTGAAGATGAAAACTTCTTCCAGTTTTGGTTAGCTGATAGTCAAGAGACACATATACCAATAGTTCAAATAGTTCTTAAACAAATGATGAATCAGTTAAGAGCTAGTGAAATAGAAGCTAGAGACAAAAAGATAGCGTTTACTTCAGCAATATCGACTATCATTGAGGACGCGAAAAACAACGGTATAGACGTGTCTCTGAACGATATTTTGGACGAAAATGGCAATCTTTTGCTGCCGTATAATGAAACATTCACTGAAAAATTAAGGTCGCTAAAAGAGGCTGTAAAGCTGGCACAAATCGAAGACTCGAACGGTCGAGACGGTTTAATATATAAGAAAGCTAAAGATGAGTTAGAGAAGTTCTTAATAGATAATGTAGAACGTGAATACGTTAAAGAGATGTATCAAGAGTACTACAATACAAACCAGTTACTTAATAAATACCCTGAAACTTATGTTAAGTTAATGAAGCTATTGCATGAAGAAGGAGATATATTAAGTACAATGATTGACAATGATTATAGTACTCTTACTGTTCAAAATGAAAGACGTCTTAACGAGATTCAAAGTGAACTTACTGAAATGCGTGCTGTTATTGATGTTGACGGTAATTATAAAGAGAATTATTATGAAGCTAATGCAGTTAATAATTATCTATTGTCTCGTCGTCAACTTAATAATAAGTATAAAGAGAACAGACCTAAGGATGCTTTTACTATTCGTTATAAACAAGCTATTGAAGGACTTCAATACCCTGAAACATCTGAAACTTATCGAGAATCAGCTGAATGGCTTAAAGCTAATACTGACTATAAGTTAAAAGGTGAGTTCTTAGATGAGTTAAAGAAGGCTTATATGGATACTCGTGCTGGCAATCCTTTCGATAGTTTTGTTCGTACTATGGCATACGGTAAGTATGATGAAACAGGTGTTATTGACGGCACCAAGTTTACAGAAGTGCAAATAGCTAACTTAAAGAAACATCAAGAGCAAATGTTTGCAGCAGCTGTTGGTAGAGTTAAGCCAAATGAAGAACAAGCTCAAAAATGGTTAGATGAGCATATAAGCTATATCAATACTGTATACTACGAAGCTATGTATGTGGCTATGAACAAAATGGGTAAAGTAGTATTTGATAAATGGTATAACGAGAATCATGTGCTTAATCCTATTACTAAAGAATACGAACCATTAGCTATTTGGAGACAAATGATAGTTAAGGACGAAGCTAATAATATGGAATATAGTCCTAAATATAAATGGTTAGAAACTAAAGTTAAAGACAAGTACAAGAATCCTAACTATGATGAAGTTAAGTTACAACCTTCTACTAATAAATATCGCAATGATAAATATTATGGAATGAATAACTATCAACAACAACTATACAATGAAGTAGATAATCTACTTAATAGTCTTGTTAAAGATAAACGTAGTCGTGCTTATATTAATCGTGGTTATTTACCTAATCAAGCTATTGAACAACCTCATCAAGGTTTTACTGATTATTGGCAAGACTTTAAACGCAGTCATGGTTGGTATGATACTCCTAATAAATCTGATATAGAGCTTAATCTATATAAGAGATTTAGTAATGCTCCTATGTTACATAGTTTATCAGAGATTAAACTTCTTCCTATTCGTGAGAAACAAGAAGGTGAAACTATTGATGAATATCTAGCTTATGTTCGTGAAACACAAACTAAGAATAATGAATTACGTAAGCAAAGGGCGCAGGAAAATGCAGAGCGTAATAATCCTAATGTTCTTGAAAGACTTAATTCATTTATTGATAGTATGTATAACTTTAATACTCGTAATGATATAGCTAGATTAGCTAAAATTACTAGTAATCAATTACGTAATATGGATATTATTAAGAGAAATCCTAACGATAAACTTATGGATAATAGATTACTTAGTAGAATTACTGGTAAACAAGAAATACGCACAACTAAAAGTGATGATTCTAATATAGTTAAGCACTTTGAGAATCAAGTTCGTAAGTTAGTATTTAATGAATTTGAAATGGATGAAGGTACTCGTTCTAAAGTATCTCGTGTTATGCGTAATATGGTATCTAGTAAGTTTATGATGTTAAACGTTACTGGTGGTATTGCCAACGTATTATATGGTAAGACACAGATACAAATGGAAATGGCTGCCGGACAATTCTTTAAATACAAAGACTTCCGTAAAGGTGAGAACGAATGGATGCAGAATGTAGGTAGTTATTTAGCTGATGCTTATAATGAAACTACTAATAACGAAACTAATGCTATTATTAGATTATTCAATGTTATTGAATCTGATATGATAACAGAACGTTATGGTAAAGGTAACAATCCTATGGGTAAATTAGAAAATCTGTTGTTTATCCAACAAACCGCAGGTGAACATTATATGCAGAACGCTACATTGTTAGCTATGCTTCATTCTCATAGAGTTGTTGCTGTTAATGGTAAGAATAAAGTAATGTCATTTGAACAGTTTGCTATGGGACTTAGAGAAGAAGCATTGCTTAAAGTTCTTCGTAAGAATAATCCTGAATTAGTTACTAAATATGAAACATTCAGAGATAAAGTGCTTGAATCATATATTGAGAAAGAACGTTATGTTAAGTTTAAAGCTGATATAATAACTGACTTCTTACGCTCTGTTCCTAAAGAGATAAGAGAAGAGTTTAAAGCTACCTATAAAGAAGATACTAAAGAAGAAAGAACTAAGTTTGAGAATCACCCTTCTTTTAGAGAAAGTCTTATCTTGAAGAACGGTGTTGCTACTCTTAAACCTGACAGTGGTCTTACTAATGATGATATTGCAGCTTTCCGTAATAAGGTTATATCAGTTAATCATCAAATACATGGTATCTATGATAAGATTGGTGCTAATCAATTACAACAATCTTGGTGGGGAGCTTTACTAATGCAGTTCCATAAACACTTGGTTCCTGGATTCCAAAAACGTTTTGGTTATCGTTTAGGTCACTTTGACGGTATATATAATGAAACTAGAGAGTCTATTAGTAAAGGAATTTATGTTAGTTTAGGTGAGTTTATAGCAATGCCATTTAAGAAATACTACGAACTTAATGATAGTAACGAACTTCAAGCTGTTCGTACTCTTCAAGGAATTGCTAAAGGTTATGCAGATTTTGTAGCTAATCTTACTACTTATTATAACATTCTTCCTGAATATGATAAAGCCAATATTCGTAGATGCTTAGGTGAATGGATAGCTATTACTAAAGCAGTAGCACTATTTGTAGTAGGAAAATTAATGCTAGATGACGATGATGATTCTACACAAGTAGCTGACTATATCCTATATAGTGCTGACCGTCTAATGTCTGAAACTATTCAATATACTCCGTGGGGATTAGCTAATGAAGGTAAGAAACTATATAGTCAACCTGTTGCTGCATTAAGTATTGCGCAAGATAATCTTAGATTATTAGGAGCACTTTGTAGCTATATTATTACTGGTAATCCTGATGATTTATATTATAATTCAGGAAGCTATTCAGGTGAAAATAAACTTGTAGTAAATTTCTTTAAACAAGTACCATTAGTTAATCAGATTATAAAACATGAAAGACTTGGTGCTAATAATAGTTACTATAAAGTACGTAGTAGTCCGTTTAGTGGTTTAGGTCAAGTTGTTGCTAATATGATTACTGATGAAGATGAAGAATAACTAACTACTTAATATTACAACTCATAGGAAAGCCCGAACTGCTCGTGAGAGTAATTCGGGCTAATTTATATACTTAAAAAAGTTTGTAATTTTTAGCTATCTATTAGAATATAGTTTGATATATTCAGATATGAATCTATTTCTATCTCCCATAAACATCATATTATGATTAATAATATAAATATTATTTTTATCATTAACAGCTTTAGCAATAAAATTAGCATTTATAAGTTGTTGAATGCCGTCATTTATTCTAGGTTGACTAACAGATAGTTCTCTTGAAATTTTAGTCTGATTTAATACTATCCAATTAGAATCGAACTTAATATTTCTATAAATATAGTTCAACATAGATAAACCATGAGTTTTTAAATATCTTAGATTAGACATCCCATCAAAGTATAATTGCATAAAGCTACCAGTATATCTTACCTTTTCGTCTTTAATTAGAACAATATCTACTCCATACTTATTAGCTATCTGTTGTAGTTCATCAAAAGCATTATTACTATAATCTTTTGGATTAATATTGAAAGGAAATATAGTAGGTTTAATAAGACTACTATCAGCATTACTATTGGTCTCCATATATATGTGTTAATTAATTGTTAATATCGCCAAATTTATACAGTTTTGCGTATAAAACCAAGCAATTTCACTACTATTTTATACAGTTTTGCGTATAATTTAAATCATCTAACTAATTGATAATCAATGAATTAACATAAAATTAACACTATAATAAGATAAAGACTTCTTATATAATATAGATTTATCATTTAGATATGCAAATATACTATTAAATTTTTAATTAACTTAGCTTTACTATATCTCGCTCGCCTATCGGCTCGCTTTTTTCCCCCATAAAGAAGTTGGTTTACCAGTAATTCCACTCCTTTATGGGGGATTTAGCGAGCTTTGCGAGCGTAGGCAAGTTCAGCAACACAACTATCATTAATACGTTGATTTTATCCAAGTACAACATAAAAAAAAGAACTATCAACGGTATTACTACTATCAATAGTTCTAGTCTATTATGAAGTTTCTATGGAAGATTTCGTTAAAAACAATATTATCATTATTACTATGAATAATAAATATCCCCATAACTTCTTTTCAGCTAATTCTTTTACAATACAATAGATTAACATTCCAAATGGTATTGATGCAAATATTAATCCTCCTATAATTATTCCAACAGTTTCTAATGTCATGTTATCTTTTCTTTAATATCTTTCTTTGCTCTTGCATATCCTTTGATATAACCTTCAACAAAGCGATTAGTACATAATCTTCTCATATCTAAAGAACAAGGATTATAATTACACTTTCCACAATGTCTACTTAATCCGTCTGATTGATATGCTTTTACTTTAACACTTACTTTCTTTGCCATATTTAATCAATTATTATTTCTTCAATCATAGATAGAGGAACTCCTACGCAAGTTGAATAGGTTTTGATTCCATTTCCTTCTTTTAATCGTTTTTGAATTTCTTCTTCACTGTAAGGCTTTTCAATAGAGCAATGCGTTCTGTCATATTCTTGCACTTCTTCGCTTTCGTGTTCTCTAACATCATAAGGTCTGTATAAAATCACATCACCTTCTTTTGCAGCAAGCATAACTATCCCATTTATGGGATATTTTACGATTCCAATTTTACCTTTATAACCATGATTTTTAATCAGATTAATATGATTTTTAATATCCATATATTAAATAGTTTTTAATTCATAAAATAAGAGTACTAGTATTTCTACTAGTACTCATAATGTATAACTAAAATGATTATTACTTATTCGTTCTTATACTTCTTCTCTACTTCTTGTAGTTTTAGATAGATATTATTACGAGCTTTGAGTTTAGGAAGTGATGCAACACATCTCATAGCTTTACGAATTTGATTACGCATGAACTTCTTCTCCGACTTCATCATTTACTTCTTTAGGTTCAACATAAGGATTCCAAGTATTCACGAACTGATTAAGTTCAACTACAATTTTTTCTCGGTTAAAAGTATCATTGTCAGCACTTGGAGTTATATCTTCAAGAACAACATGAAGAGTATTACCACCGTTCTTGTCTTGCATACGAGCTAGACTATTACACTGATATACCTTATATGGTATTTTAGGATTTACTACTTTAGAATTATCTCCATAAGTTTCTATGGATAATACATTATTTAATTTAAGCATACTTTTTAGTCTTAAATAAGTTATTTGAAATCAACGCCAGCTCTTGTAAGACGAGAAAGAAGAATATCAGAATAGTTTCTCATAGACGTAAGCTGACAAGACATATCATTTCTCTCTTCTGCATCAAGTTTCTTAAAGAAAGGATTGCTATTAATAAATTTATTAAGTTTACCAATCTTATCGTTAAGCTCTTCATATTCTGTAATTACTCTTTGAATATGAGGAGGATATTTACTTTCTTTAGGTTTAACATTAATACCGTATTTAGCCCATTGAAGAACAAAACCAAGATGTGCCCAAAGATCATCAACAACTTCTTCCATAGCATATTGTTTGCCAAGTTCCTCACTATAATTCTTTGGGTCAACACAAGAAGAATGATGAACCATATTGAAACCACTACGAGTATGAGCATTAACAACAGTAGTCTTTTCTCCTATTGTTGTAACATCTACATTTGTGATAAAGTTCTCAACATCTTCTTTTAGAATCTTAGTACCGTCATTATTCTTTGAAAGAGGATAATAAGCAGCATCAGCTACATCTTTTGGTGACCAACTTTTATATCCGTCAGGATAGGTTACTTCATAACCCATATCATCAGGATGAGACTTACCAATTTTATAACCAGTTTGAAGCGCCATACTAGCACGCATTGGTTGAAGTTCGACTATTTTAATTCCAATTGCTTTCATAATTTAATTGTTTATTGTTTAAAATTAATAATTAGTTTATTTTCCAGTACTACCAAATCCTTTTACACCTCTTTCAGTAGTTCCTAGTTCTTCGAGAGTTTCAACTTCATCCCAAGTAATCTTCTCACGACGACGAACAAGAAGTTGACCAACACGTTCCCCTTCTTTTGGAACAATAGGTTCTTCAAGGTCGTAAAGTCCTCTAAATACAAATAGTAATTCTCCTCTATAAAATTCATCGAGCGTCCCCGGACTATTTTGCATTACAAGATTTCCTTTAGTAAAACTACTGCGAGGTCTAAGTTCCATTTCGTAATTATCAGGAAGAGCAAAATGAAGACCTGTATGAACAACTATTCTATCATCTTGTTTAATCTCTATATTCTTAGCATAGACATCACAACAAGCATCTCCTTCTTTACCATAAGTAGGTAATGGAACAGATTTATCTTCACGCCATACTTTAACAGAGACATTATCAATGTCTCGTTCTAGTTTATCGAAGAGTTCATCTTGAGTTAATAAACCACTGTTAAATTCAATAATAGCATTAGCTATTGCTTTACTTAATTTACTCATTATAATTATTGTTTTTAAATTTATGATAAGGACAATCAGTTGGAGTACTAGGCTTGTAATAACTAATATATGACATTTCTTCGTTATCACAAACATATACTTTATTTCTATATAAAGTAATTTTCTTTCTACTAGATAAATAAGCACAGTTACCGCAAGTTCTGACTTTATTCTTCTTTTCCATATAGATACTTTAATAAATGAACAAACCTGATTATAAATATTACAAATAGAACATGACCTAATATTGGAATAAAGAATAAAGCACAATTAAGAGTAACTGTGCTTATTACTTCATCATCTAGTCTTTCCTTAGTAATCTTTAGTGCTATTGCAGTTATTACAAACTGAATAAAACATTCAATAACAGGGACATCTAATAAGATTGTTTTTAATACGGTTTCTAACTCCATTCTTTACCACAGTTAATACATTTAAAAGAAATCGGGTCACTTTCCTCTTCACGTGGAACTTCTTCTAGTCTAGCACCACAATTAGGACAACGTGGAACAGTAAATAACCCAATTAGTTTTTCAATAAAAGTTTTTATTCCCATACATTAGCTAGAGCATAGTTAAGAGCTTTAAGACTAGTATTGTAGTCGCCTTCAAATACTGTATTCTTCAAGCGAAGTTCTTCTGTCTTATACTCTTTAACGTTAGAGAAATAACCAGTAACAGCATTATAAGCACCATAAGCTGTACCAGCTATTAGTCTTTGACCAACACCTTCCTGATAATATTCAAAAGAATCGCAGAGAGTATTTAGTTTCTGCATAGATATTCCAGCGGCTTCATAGGCAGAATTATCTCTACGGAACAAACCGTTATATAAAGACAATTCATCTACTCTCTCGAATTCTTCCCCCGTAAGGAAAGTTGCAGAGAGATATTTTTTTACTTCTTCGTCTGATACTTTAGTTTTATATAATACTCGATACATATCTTCTTCCTCTTCTATCTTACGTTCGGTAAGACCAAGTATTTCAGGAACAGTAAGTATCTTAGTATTAACACCTTTGTTATGTCTAAAAGATATATAACTTTCAGCTGATATTCTAGCTGCATGAAGTGCGTTCATACAAATAACTCTTATAGGAGTAATCATCATTTGTACAGCACTTCCACCGTCATGACTATTAGTAAATACAAAATAATGTTGGATAGTATCATTTTTACCACCAATATTAATATCTTTATCAAATGTTGCTGACATAAATATCTTTTGTCCATAACCAAAATATCCTGCACGGTCAAGTTTTACCCTACCACCAAGAGCATCATCAAAGAAGCCAAAAGCCATTTGATTTTGTACTACTTCGTATCGAGACTTTACTTTCCCAAGAGGAATATTAGTATCAGTACGATAAGTTGCAAACTCACCAGGAACATCAACAAATTCAAAGCCGTTAACTACATTAGGAAAAATAGAACCGTCACGACTAGCACCATTATCATGTGCCGGCATTTTTGCAGACAATTGACATTTAGCAACTGTATAATTAAGTTTAGCTTTTACAATAGCTTCTTCTGTTGTTTTACAATCACTAACATCTACTCCAATTTTTCCTCTCCAAGCAATTCCACGAGCTTTGTACTTAATTCTATAATCTGAATCTCTAAAATTAAATTGCATATCTAACTTTTTAATAAAGGTTTTCTTTTATTGAATCAATGGCTTGTTTACGATTACAACCATAAGTATTCATAATTCTCTCGATAAGTTCTTCTACCCAATCTTCTACTTCAAACATATTATTTAATTATTAATGATGTATTAGATACTTGTTTAGCAATAGTAAGGTCAGCATTTAAATCCAAATTAGCTGCAACAGCTGATTTACTAGTAGAAGATTTAAATTCTACCTTATGAGGATTCTGTCCAATCCATTGAGCAAGATTGAAATTAGTAGCATTTGCTAGTTCTGATAAACGTATATTAATAGTTATTTCAGTATCAATAGCAAATATATCATCAGTAGTTACGTCGACGAAAGGAGATTGCGTATCTTCCGACCCCTCTATGGGGGAAGTTTCAGCTTTCATGTGAGCACTAATAATACGAGCAAGATATTCAATACTAAGACTTTCTTTAATTTCAGTACTTGCTAAATATTCAGTAACAATATCTACAAAATGTCGAATAATATCAGAGATACGAATATCATCTAATATAGTGGTAGTTGTATTACGAGAATAGATTTTATAAGTACTACCCTCAATAACTTTATTACCTGACTTACCAGTAGAACCAAACATAAGAACGGCTTCAAGAACAGCATCTTTAAGACGTCTAAGAGTATTATCTCTTGTTTTCTTAATTTGGTTAACACGAGCAACTTCGTCACTACATTCTTTAACGTCACATTGATAACGTTTAATTACTTGAAGATAATCAGCAATCTTATCTTTAAGATTATCTTCGGTAATACCTAGTTTTGCAATAAGTTCATCTGTTGCTTCACCTTCTTCGAGTTGCAAGATAATATCCTGCAACTCGGCTTTAATACTAAATAAACTACTTCCCATTATGTTTCGGTTTAAAAAACGGTTTGTTTTCAGTACTGTAACAATAGAAACTATTAGGACATCTCATACTTCCGTACTTTTCACAATTAGAGCATGAACGAGTAACTTCTTTATCCTTTATCTTTAATAGTTTCTTTGCTAGCTTCTTTAGGTTTTTCATATTCTTCTCTAATTAATTTATTATGTTCAGAGATAGCTTTCATAATAAGCTCACGAGAATCCCAAAGACTTTCAGCACCAACGCTTAGATAATAATGTTCAAGTACTTGTTCATTAGACATATTTTGAAAATCTTCGATACGAGGAACAGCTCTAATAACTTCATCAAACTTATTAGTAATATCGGTTAATAAGCTATAAAGTTTAGAACGAATAACCATGTTATCAGTATTGTTCTGTTTTATCCTAGCAATAAGCATAGGAATTATTTCACCGTTTTGCATTTCTATGAGTTTTCTTATTCTTATTACGTTTACGTCTCTTAGCAATAGCTTTAGAATTAGAACCTTCTTTAGTAGAACTTCCTTTGTAACTATTATTAGAAGGAAATACTAATTCAAGAGGACTATCATCAAGAAATATACTATAAGGATTATCAAATTTCATCTTCTTTATCTCCTAATGATTTAATATATTCTATGGCTTCTTCACGAGAATAACATAGTTTATCTAACTTAATACTGCGTTCCCACCCATTACCTTTATTAGTAATAACAGTCACACCATACGTACCTTTAAAACTAATACTATTAACTTCTCTATTATATAGCCCGTGTTGATTATCTTTTTCAGAACAACTAAGTTCAATAATATGATTACCAACAGTATGATAGCTATCAATAATAGGAGTAAATACATTAGTTCCTTTAATGACACTTTGAAAGATTTTAGCTCTATCCATATTATTTACTTAATAATTCGTCAAGATAAGAATCTAAGTTCTCAATAATCATATCCAGACAATCTAATTGTTTCTTAAATAGCATCAGCTTGAAGTTACCAATATAATTATCTGTTCTACGAGTATAAGAAAGCTTACAATCTTCGTAATTGCTGTTAGCCTCTATACGAGTACTTTTTAACTGATTAATAAGATTAGTAAGAATGAATACTTGTTTCTTCTTATCTTTCTTACTTATTTCGGCTATAATATCTAAAACACTTTTTATTTCATTTTCCATACTTACTTCCAGTTTGATTTCTACACCATTCAATATTAGTATAATGATTATTAGCACTGTTACCGTCTTTATACCTAACATATTTATATGCATTAGGTTTAGGATTAGTAACAAATGCTTTAGCAACGAGAGTAGCTATAAATAGCTTAGCACTATTACCATTGTGAAACAATGTGACATGAGGTCTTTCACAACCTTTTCCACGATACCATTTAAGATAACGTTTACGATTATCAGACCAAACTCTTCCGTCTTCTCCTATACAATAATTAGGAAAATTAGGAATAGTAACGAATCTGACTGTGTTTTTAACTTCTTCCATACTTTTTATTTAAATAACGTGCACGACGTTTAGCTTCTTCGTAGGAATAAACTTTCCTATGCTTAATAATATGATTAAACAAATCAAGAGGGGCATAAACACCAGCAGTCCTTTCAATCTTACCGTTAAGATAATTGTCGATTTTCTTAGATAGTTCTTCACGAGTTATTACGATATATAAGAACTTGATAACATTACGATATGCAATATTATCGTCAGGTTGTTTAACAACTATGTATTTAGCTTTTATTTGCTTCTTCTCCATTACTTCATTTACAAATATAATCAATCCTAGTATTAGACCAAAGAAAATCTTACTGTTTTTCAGCATACGTAGAAAACGATTCTAAGGCTTGTCATTAAACGTAAGACAAAAATAGTATAGTTGTTAAGGTTGGCATAGTAAATCGCACAGAGACGAAATATCAGCTATTCTCGTTGATTTCCCCCATAAAGGAATGTTGTTTCCTATACGTTCCGACAGTCCTCTTTGAGTATAAGCTGACGATTTATCTCACAATCAGAATATATAGTAGTAACACTTAGCTTTACAGGGGAACAACAAAAAGCCCTACCACTAATCTTTCGACTAATGATAGGGCAAGAATCAAACCACGACTTACTTTAACAACTTATATACTACAAGGTTATCATCCTCTTCTTCCTTTACTAACTTAACATTAGTATCTGACTTAACATCGAGAGCTTGTATAATATCAGATGCAGAAACAGAATAATAACCATAATCAGAAACAGATACATTTCGGCATTGACCTAGAACATTATCTGTAACAAAACCTAGATACATACCGTCTTGTCCTTCTATTGGGTCGAACTTAGACATTATAAGCATCCTTAGTTTGTTATTCAAATGTATATCTTTTATTATCAGTTTCTTTTTCTTATAGTCTATATAAGATTGATTATAATTAACTTTCTTCTTCGTTATTATTTGGTAATCTTGTAGGCTCATTATCAAGTATTTTTATAACTTATTCATAAGCCCAATGAAATCCTCCACAAGTTCTGTTAATATCTTTACAAGCAAGACTAATATTAGAAACATGTAACTTATTTTCTCTTGCTGCATCAGCCATAGAATTATATCTCGATACTTCTTCAAAGAATCTATTATATTTTATGACTTTTATGCCACGAGATATTTTAAATCTTTCTAAACGACTGCCATAAAGATTATTATAAGTTCCATTACACCATTCAAGATTGTTTGCTTTATTATTTGATTTATCTTCATCTTTATGATTTATATAAATAAATTCTTTAGGATTAGGATTATCTACAAATTCCAAAGCAACTAATCTATGAACATATCTTGTATTCATCTTATTATTAATATATAGATGAACATTAAAGTAACCGCTTCCATTATCAGAAATAGATAATATCTTTCCTTTCTTTGGATAAGATATACCGTCTTTTCCTATAATAATTCTATCAACAGAACGAACTCTACCAAGATTACTAACTTCGTAAAGTTCAGGAAATTCACTGACTTTTTTCCACATCTCTTCCATCTTCTATAATCCTTACGACATTAGCGTGTGAGGGGACTTCCTTGACACCTGACCTACATCTAAATTCAGCAAACGCTATCTTTCCAATAAACTTGTCTTTATTAATAAGATAACTTTGACGAGTAGAAGCATCACCAACTGGCATACATTCAAATGTTTCACCATTAATATCATTACGAAGAACAAACTTACTAAAGTTAGGTCGTTTAGCTCCTTCAGGAATAATATCTAGGATTTCGAATTTACCGTCTAATATTGGTTTACTTTTGTACATAGTAGAATTACGTTTACCAAACTGATATGTAGCATAAGGATTTCGAAGAATAGCTCCCTCGAACTTAGCTTCAACAAAGATGTCTCGATATTTAATAATATCTTCATCTCCATTTACATTATCATAAGTATGAATAAGAACGAAACGATTCTTATTATTCATGTGATAATCAAGAATAGCTTTAGCATTAACGTAACTAGGCATCTTAAACTTGCCAAACTCTGACTTCAATAATGATATACGACTAGTTTGAATCATGTCATCAATAGCTAAGTCGTAACACCAAAATTGAAGAAAACGATTATACGGACTTTTAAGATTCTCGGCAGCACTTAGAATATCATTTAGTTCAAGACCTGGAATATATAATTCTCCGTCTAATACTAAATTATCTTCTAACATACGATTGAATAACTTGTTTGTAATAACATCATCAAGCAATACATTCTCCAATACAGGACATTTATATTCAAGTCCTTTACGACTATGAAATACAAGACCTTTAGTTTTAAAGAATCCTTCACCACGCATAACAGCTGATATATTACAACGAACACCGTTAATCTTAATTTGAGCTAACAGGTTTTGTTCGTTATTATACTCATATATCTTAGCTAGCATAGGAAGAACAAATCCTTCATTATTAGTATTGTATTTAGGAAGATACATATCAAGATAATGTTTCAAAGCCTCAATATTAGGTATTTCTTGAGGAGCTGCATCATATAATTCAGACAGTTCCATACCTCCTTCTCTACGCTTAGCTGCAACAATAGTTTTCCATTCTTTCTCAACACCTCTAGGTGGAACATATTCAGATGTAGTTCCTTCTTTACCAACAATACCATACTTTAGTATAATCTTGTGTCCTAGTATTTCAGCTGACCAAAAGATTGGTTTACCTTGTGCATTACGCTTATAAAGAATAATACTTTTCGATTCGCTCATAATTCTTCAATTTTATATTTGTTAGGTTGTTCACGCATAAGACCAATAGCAACTTCTCTATCAATAATCATAGACTTATTAGTTTCAATAACAATAATTCTAACTTTAGAATTGACAGGAGTTGCAACGGATTTTCCACCATTAGAAGAAGATGCAATAAATCCACGCTCCTTTATGGGGGAAGATTTAGTAATTCGGTTAGCACTAGTCTTATTAGTTCCACCTCTTTTCTTTTCGTAAATAATAGGAGGATGAGTTTCTTCATATTTAAGATTAGCTTCATGAATCTTTTCAAGATATTCTTTATCGTATCCTAAATATAAGAGAGCTTTCATTATCCATTTATATCTGAAATGAATAGTCTGAATATAAGGATAATTAGGTAAATCTAATTCATGAAGATAACTAGCAATAGTATCGGAAGTACCATTAACTTTAAGATTGTGTTGAATCATCCTTATATCAGAAGCATCTAACTGATAACTAAACGGATTTACGTTGTTTAACTTCATTTGCTGTAAGTCTTACAATTATATACTTTTTAGGTTTACCTATTCTCGCATGATAGAACTTGAAACACTTTAGATAATCAGTACTTTCAGTCCACTGTATAAAGTTTCCTTTAGATACAGATGTATTAGTTTCATAATTAAACTCTCTTGGAATCTTATGACTACTATACATATCTTTATCTAAGTAATTCTTAATGATAGCTAAGTGTTCAGGATTATCAAACTCAAAGTTACCATAAATCTTTATCTTAGAAAAGTCAATTGGTGTACCGTCAGAAAGAGAGATACGAATTAAAGTATTAGGATTATCAATCATTTGTTGTCTGACATCATCAAGATACTTCTCTTCTTCATCTGTTAAAGGATACATAAAATAATAGCTATAAACATTTCCGCTATTACCGAAACTGTTTATAGCTATTCTCTTTAATGGAGCAAATGAATTAAAATCAATTACTCTACGTTCTTCTTGTGCCTTTGGAAATGACACATATTCTTCTTCTCTACTCATATTCAAATAATGATTCAGTTTGTTCTATAAACGAATTAATAGTTTCTCTTGAATACATACTAACTAACTCCGAGAAATCTTTAGCACCATAACTTCTTGGAATAACAATAGGTATAATACCATATTCTTTTCGTAACCTACGAGCACCACGTACACCTGTCAGGTCATTGTCAAAAAAAGAAATAAGTATTCCATTGTCGTTTAGCTTAGATTGAAGCCAGTTATATTCGTAATCTTTGAGAACATAACTCTCCGAAGTAACATTAATTACTCCTATTTGAGACTCTGACAAATTCCCCCGTAAAGGATAGGAATGTAACCAGTAACTTAATGCTAGATTGTCCTTATATGATTTAGTAATAATAATTATATCATATTTAGACTTATCAAGATTAAGTATTCCAACAAGACCATTATGATTAGTTATAAACTTGATTTCTCCCTTACTTCTATCTCGAAGAGGAAAATAACATTCGATATTATAAATACCGTTACTATCAAGTCCGGTAACATAAGCATAACAAGGGTCTGATTCCTTATATGTATATTTAGGACTAGGTTGACAATACCTATTAATATACATTTGGTCAACAGGATAGACAAAATGAGTATTAAGCCAATGTAGACTAACTCCCCATTGTCCCCAAATATTCTTATCGTTATTAGTCCAAGTTCTAGTAGCTATTTCAATAATTGGTTTACTAGCTTTGATTTTAGATATTACTTGTTTAAGTAAGATTTCATTTTCTTCATCTACTTCTCCATCATATATTATCTTACGGAAAGTATAAGCTATATGCTTTAATATATAATAGAAATCTGCCTTATTAGCAACATTTATATGACGACCAGTTTTAAAACTTAGTACATAAGCTACTAGGTCGAAACAATCACCAAAGAAAGAACCATTAAAATCACGAGCTTTTAGCTTATGTTTATTATTGAAAGCAAAACCAAATGTTGGATGATTATCAACACGTAAAGGAGAGCAAATAAGTTCATTATTTTCTACACAATTATTAACTACGGATATAGGTATACCCATATATTTAGCCATAATCATTTCTTGACTAACTTTAGATAATATAAACTCTTTTGTTAAGTCTTGTCTTATTCCTCTACGCATAGTATAACTAGATAAAATAAGCCTAGCTTTTACACTAGGCTTATAACATTATTAACGAAATATATTTGGATTACTTAGAATGGAAGTCCACCATTATCTTCTGTTTCAGGAGCAAAAGCAGAACTTTCAGTAGAAACAAATCCACCTGCTACACCACCTGCAAAACCACCCATAGGCATACTCGGATTAACAATTCCTGCACCCATAGGAATACCACCAATACCGGCAGCAGTTCCAAGATTAGGAGCTTTTCTTTGTTTAGATTGTACACCTTCCATTGGAGCAATACGTTCTTTAGTAATGTCAAACATAAGACTTGGTTCTTTGAAATGATTGGCATCAATCATGAACTGTTCTTCAAAGATTCCTTGACCTACAATATTTGGGAATACCAAATCGCCTTCTTCTGAACCTTGACCGGAGAAAGCCCAATTACCTTTGTTCTTATAATAACGATTAAGTCTGAACCAGAATTGTCTAGGTTTACCTGTCTTATCGAGTAATGCAGATTTACCATTTTCTCCACCTGTTTCAACAAGTTTAACTACATTGTCAAACAGAACTCCCCAAGCCTTGATAACATCTTCTACTTCAACTGGTTCATACTGACCATTATCGTCATAATCAACATAACCAAGTTCGAGCATTTCAGATTCTTCATCAGTCATTTCACGACCTTTGAATACAACCACATCAAGGAAGTGTTTTATCCAAGCAAAGTCCATATTAATAAACTTCTCTTTAGCACCGCCAGGAATATAGTCAACATTACTTTCATAGGGCCAAAATGTCTTACTAGCAACACGAACATCAGCAGGATTAGTATGAAGAGAAGTAGCTTCAATAACAAGCTGTGGAATAGCTTTTCCTGCAAATGCTGGACGCATATTGTTATCTTCCTTCATAGTTACCCAAGCAACACGAGCATGAAGATGTCCAACAAATAACCAAAGATTATTAATAGCATCTTTATGAGAGAATTTCTTACGAGCAGTAGTTCTTGTCTCATTACTAATACCTCTGCGACGCTTTTTAGTTGCAGTAGTTGCAGCATTATTAGCTGATTGATTAACTACTGGTTCTTCTACTTTAGCACTTTCTTCTTTTTGAGTACTCATAAAATTTGTTTTTATAAAGATTAATACTAACAACAACAAGTTGTACAGGCTTGTTGTTTATTGCAAAGTTTCCAAATATAATAATTTTTTAAATCATAGCCAAATAAAAAAGAGCTAAATTCAATTAAGAATTTAGCTCTTTATAATCTAGCTTTTATCTAACCGGAAGAAGTTCTTATTTAGAAGATTGACGAGCAATCGGTTCTTCATCGGCTTTGAAAGAAATCTTATAAGCGTTAACTTCAACAGTTTCTTTTTCATCACCAATAACTTTACCAGTTTTAACAGCAACTACGAACGGTTCGTTCAAGTTAACTTCAAATACACGGTTAAACTTCTCTGCTTCGTCACCGAGATTTTCTTTCAATTCCGACCACATTGAAGAATCGGAGAAAGTCAACGGCAAACCAAGACCAGTAAGATTGGAAGAAGTAGAAGTACGAGCACCAGAGTAAGCACGAGTAGTAGGATTATAGTCATCAATAGTAACTTCTTCTACTGACTTACCAACTTCTTCTGCGATTCTTTCTTTGTTAAGTTCAAATGCAGCCGCTTTCTGTTCAGCAGTCATACGAACACCTGCAAGTTTGATTTCTCCGTTCTTCTCGAACAAAGGTACACCTTTACAGATACCATATTCACCGAAGTTCTGAATAAGAGCAGCACGAGCAGCTTCTGTACCAAACTCAACATTGTTCTCTTCGCACCATGCCATTACTTCGGCATCACGTTCAGCAATAGCTGCATCAATATCAGCAATATTACTAACAAACTGTACGTTATCACCGGGAACAAGGCCCATGATACGAGTTACTGCACCTGCCAAGCTAAACTTAGCTTTAGTACTGTTAGCAGTCAATGTAGGTTCGTTACTAGCTTGCATTACTCTCTTACCGCTCTGAACGGCAGACATTCCAAAATGAAGTCCCATAGTTGTAAAAATTTAAATGATTAATAATTATTAATACTAGGCTTAAAGCCTATTGTTATCTTAGTTTTTGTCTTATTTCGTATCTATTGATTAGTAATAGTTAGACTTCTATTACTATCAAATCTCTACAATATCAGCATCACTGATATTCATATTGTTTACTATCTTAGCTTCTGTTGTTTCCATACAACCAAGTATAACATCAGCAGCTATATCACGAGCAGCTAGTGTAAACGCTCTATGTCCAATAAGAGTTCTCATATATTTAGTATATGTATCTTTACTAGCAAGTCCAGCAGTTACAGCGTCACTATAACTAAAATGTCCTATACTAGTAATAACTCTGTTATCTACCACACGAGTAAGTTTATATTCAGTAATATAATCACAAGGAACATTAGGTATTCGGAAGATTGGAACTAATCCTTTAGCTGCAAAATCTTTAGCTTGTTGTTGATTAGCTGCAACTCCGAACTTATTATTTAACTGATATTCCTTATATATAGTACCATTATAATCTTGATAATTTCTAACTGGATAAATACCAATTTCATCATTATCAGAACTAGCATTAAATTCATCAGCTTCTTTCTTGCTTTTGAATCTCCTACAATACTCTGGTATCTTACTATCAATATAAACATTATTACCGTCTGTATATTCATACAGAGCTATATAATCTTTAGTGCATTCCCATGTTATAGCTGCCTTCAATAATAACGCTTTAATTAAGTGAACGTCTAATGTAGTTTTACCATTAATAACTCCTAGGTGTTCAATACAACTAGTAAATGGTAAACCTAGTTCTTTAGCACGACTATATATTGCAAGACCATCTTGAATAGTCTTAATACCGCACTTATCACTAGACATTACTGATTTCAGATACAACTCTAACTTACTCCTATCATCGGGATTGTAAATGTCTAGGGTATTCAGAGCAGAAGCCATAACAATACTATTATTATTAGTAGTAGGTTTTGCTTTTGGTTCTGTCTTAGCTAGAGTTTTTTCATTCTCTGTCTTTACTTCTTCCATTATTTCAAAGGTCGCTTATTGATTACTCTACAAAGATACTAATTTCTTTTATAACTCCAAAGATTAGCATCTATTATTCTCCTATTATGAAATCATTTTCACTATCTTTAACTATTTCATAGTCCCTGCCTCCTTTCGTTTCTGCTAGCTTCTTTTCTTCGTTCGTACCTTTACAGTATATCTTATATATTATATTAGGTACAGAACTAAAAGATAGATTAGGTATTCGATATTTTAAGTCTCGTATTGAGCTGCAAAGAGGTGAAGTGAAAATCACTATATCTACAACTCCTATAAAGCTCGTATCAATAGAATTATTTGCCGACAGTACTTTCATATAGTCGTCATTAAATAGCTCCAAATTTCGCGTTCTCTGCGCTCTTGCCTGCATGATTACTGGTTGTCCGATTTTAGCTCCTGTTTTATATACTTTCGGTTTACCTCTCTTATCATAAGCCTGTATTCCTTCCATATCGTTATGATAGTTTCCGCAATAGTCATATTGTAGAATACTCATTCCAGTTTGGAATATTTCACCATTAGTCATAATAGATTTACCTTCGTATTTTATATTAGCATTTAGGTACTCTGTTATCTTACCAGCAAACACTCCATTCTTTGAAATAATAAGTATTCTTTTGCCTATATTTTCCTTAACTATATCGAGTATTACATCTAGCTTAACAATATTATCAGTAACTACCTTAGTACGTTCTCTAATAATATTATAAGTTTGAGTAACTCTCTCAACTAAAGCACTAGGATTATATAATTCATCAATCTTACGACACATTGCATCGGTCATATCCATTTTAGCAGACCAACCATTACTCTCCGCTACTTGTAATCTACAAGTTTCAGCAGCAATATTAAGTCTAGTATTACCAACACGACATTCTTCTAACTTTTCAAAAGTACCAAATATAGTAATACTTTCATTAATATATTGGCTGCATTTATCATAATAGATTCTATCAGCATCAGTTAGAATAACACCCTTTTGGTACTCCTTTATGGGGGAATGAATAGAACGATTAATTAAGTGGGCATAATTAATTTCATATACTTTAGGAGCATACTTATACATAAGTACAGCATTGTCAGCAACACTATCAATAGCATTAGTAGCAAGTAGTTTAAACTTAAAATAGTTACCACTATATTTCTCTGCAATCTTTCTGAACTTCTTTACATTAATAGTAATAAGTACATCTTTATGACTACTAGGACTAGGTTTATACGGAGAACGCTCAACATAATCACGAGTGAGTATAAGACATCGCTTATCAGTTATTAATTGTTTATGAATCTCTTTAAATTCAGAAGTATTATCAAGATAATAATTAATGTTAGCCCTATCTTCCATAGTCTCTGTTATAATAAGAGACGTTAAATCAGGAGTTTTAGCTACCATTTTATCTAACACCATTGTAACAAAGTTCATTACACTTAGTGGTTCGGATAGAATAACACTACCCACGCCTTTGTTAGCAGACCATTTATTAGCAGCTTCATTATAAATATCGGTTACATCGTTCATAATACAAGTTGTTCTTTATAATGTTTAGGATTAACAAGAACATAACTATGATTAAGAGGACTATTTAATAGAATGATATTGCTATCTATTGAAAAGTCAGAACCATAATTATCAGTAAAAGAAATGATTAAATATTCTAATATAGTATTATATCCTATTATCATTCCTTTAACTTTATCCAATATAATCTCTTTTCCAAGATTATTTATACATATCTTTTCTATATCCATTTTATTAATCAAATAATGTATTTCTCATTCCATAATATTTCTTTACTAAACGTTTACCTTTACCTTTATTATTACGACTTTGCTCTATTGGTTCTATAATAGCCATAGCTTCATTATAATAATATAAGTAATTAACATTTAATTCAGATATATCAGTATCATCAACAATATTACATATAGAAACACGTTGACCTGCACATAGAGAACTTTTCTTAACTTGTTCTTCGTTACGCTCATTCCAGCCCATACTCTCGACTTTCATCAATGTTCCCCCCGTAGAGGAGATGTAAAACCTTGTATTCCTCTGCACTACATCTGTTCTTATCTTTCCGTCTACAACATGAGTAAACTCTAGTCTATACTTATGATTAACATTTTGAGTACGACAGAAATCAAGAATAGATTTAGCATTTCTAAGAGTTTCCATAACAGGAGTACCATTAATAAAGTATTCAGTAACACATTTAGCTACAATAGGAGAATTATATCCTTTAGATAAATCCTCTAAGAACATCTTAGGATTCATTCTACCTTTGAATTTTCTACCATTATTTGGTTTGACAGTAAGATAACTATTTACTCCTTCTGTAACATACTTAATATAAGGAGTAAATTCACCAGTTAAACCAACTACTTTTTCCCATTCATGACAAAGATTACAATATAATTCAAACTTATCTTTAGGTATTATCGAAACAATACCGTCAGTATTAGCACTTATTATATGAATTCCTGCAAGTTCAAGTTTTTCTATCAACATTAATAGAAACAATTGACCATTAATAGTTACTTGATACATTGCTTTTTTATCACATAAGAACGATTGCTCACTTCCCATTTTACCAAATATACCAGCATTTGCTACAATCTTTAGACAGGCAGCAGCAGTAGAATGTTTATCTCTCTCTATAACATCGAGAGATTTATCTTTAGCTAAATGTTTATGTTCTAGTCGTTCATCGACAATAGTATCAGCTATACGAAACCATGCTTTAGGAAGTAGATGTTTCTGACATACTTTAAGACTTCTAATAATATTAGGATACATTGAATTAATATCAAAGTCACAAATATATATATCAGAAGTACTAACTCCAACAGCACCATTACTATCATAAGGATTGCCAATAGTAATATCAATAGCACCTGAATAATCAGCAGAACTATGGTAAATATTCGGAATCTCATTTGAATGTAAACCCCCAGTTGCGATGGTATAGGACGTGCCCATAAAGGTAAATTCCCTGTCAAATTCGCCCTTTTCTCCACGTAAGGTAAGGGAACGTATGTCTGACAAAATATCGTTCAATTCAGGGGTCGAAAATGCGATTTTATCTGACAAGATTTCGGAAACCAAAATTTTCCTACGTATTGTCTTAGTATCAATAAAGGCTTTAGGATGTAGACCAGTAAACTTACTATATAGTTTAACAATAACTTTATCAGCTATTGTACTTCTACTAGCAGAATACACATCTACCTTATATTCTTCACTAATACGATACCTTAAAAGAACTTCTTCCTGATTCATTCTGATTAGCTCGGCAACAATATATACATCATTGTCATTATAATCAGCCATTTCATTAAGATATTCTTTAGGAATAAATCGCTCAAATACATTACGATAATGAATATTAAGTTCTCTATCAGTCATTCCCTTTGCTTCGGGTAATCTCTCGTGATAATAATGTCTATCTAAATCACCAATAGGTGGCATAGTATACTCTTTTAGATTATACCATTTAATATTAATAGAAGTCTGTTTAAGACTTTTATGATAATGGTCTAACCTAAATATTTGGAACAAATCTAAATCCCTAAATGCAACGTTATTACGAAGTATAAGAGAAGTAAAATTATCAGTCCAAAGAGTATCATTATTAGAACTACGAATAACTCTCTGTGATGTTTCATATAAGAATGTGATTAACTTACTAGGCTTATCAAATTGATTATAATACATGAGCAATGCACTCAACATTAAGCGGTCGTACTTTTTGTTATTGTAGCCAAAATAATCTGCTTTCTGTTGTAACCAATATAATAAACTGAATAAATCAGTATCATCATCTTCATATAAAACAAAACGTTTCTTAGGTATTGTTTCTAAACGTTGTTTTATCTCTGCAATAGTAAGTTTATCAACAAGAGGAATAGCTTTTCCATCATTATCGACACAATCACTAAATACTTTGAGATAACTACGTAAATTAACAAATACTACCGAGAAGTAATTTCTAGTTACTTCGACATCATAACACATAGAGTTCATACTTACACTTTATTTATTGTCCATAACACAAATATAAACGATTTTTACATCTACTACAAGCTGTATATAATCTACGAAGAGTATTATCTATATCTCCCCATGGATTACCAGTTCTAGTATCAAATACAATATCATTTATATCTATATACACATCAGCATAAGTACTACCTTGTGCTTTATGGCTAGTAAGAGCAAAACCATAATCTAAATCACGACTGAACTTTATCTTATTAGTAGCTTTATCTAATAGATTAACTAATAATAAGTTTCTTTCCCTGAATTCATAGTATTCTTTCCAACGTTTGCTTCTATTATATTTATCAGCATTAATAGCATTATAAATATAACTTTCACCTAACTTATAATAAAGCATAGCATTATTAAAATCAGAATGGTCTACTACAAATAAAGGCTTAGTTCTATTACCACCATTAACTTGTATAAAGGTTACATTAAATCCATGAATATTATCTCTATTAGTAAAGTTCTTAATATCATGTATTATATAATCTTCAGAGTTAACAATAATAGTATCTTTAAAATCATCAACAAAAGTATTATAAGCCATTACTAAATCATTCTTAGTTAGAATTGCTTTACCACTATCTTCAATAATATTCTTACGAATTAATTTATTCCAGTCAGATACAGATTTATTAGTATAAGTAACAAGACGACAAGTATCAACATCTCTAGTAAATTCTTCATTATAAAATCCGTCTATTACAAGAGATTGAAACTCAAATGCACCACAAGTATAATATCCTTTAGTTTGAGTAGAATCAAAAGCATACCGATTTCTATTGATAAACTCTAGGAACTTCCAAGTTCTATTATCAATATCTTTTCTTAATATTCTTAATAATTCACTAACAGGATTACTTTCTTCTTGTCTTACAATCTGTCTAAGAGTATAAAACTTAATGTTATCGAAACAACGCGAACGAGTTTCTTTAACAGGCGGTAACTGATAGTTATCACCCATATAAATAAGCATACAGCCAAACTGTTCACACTCTCTTTCTATAAGAGTTTTAAGATTAATACCAATCATAGATGCTTCATCAACAATATATAGCTTATATTGTTTAATCTTCTTTTCAGCCAATGGGTCAAAAGGAGGATTATTAACATCAAAATCAGTAACATCAGTATTAAGTCTTAGACCTAAATCACTAGCCACAGTAGATGTAGCATATCCAGTAGATACACGAAGTACACGAGCAGCTTTATGAGTAGGAGCTGCAAGTCCAATAACAGATTTAGCTAAACCACATCTCTTTATTACTTCACGTATCATATAAGTTTTACCTGTACCAGCAGCACCAATAAGTGCACGTCTATAATCACCTTCAACATAACCTTTTTCTATAAAGGCTACAAGATTCTCATAAGCAATCTTTTGGTCACGAGTAAAACTATTCAAGACACTATCATCTTTCTTAGCATCATCAAACTTTTCAAAATTCATTGCATTTCAATAAAAATTTATCAATATTATCACGACATTTAAGAATATAACCTTTAACTGGTAATCCTATCTTAAATGGAATATAACAACTAGGCATAGTACAATAAGTATCAGTACATCTAACAATCTTAGTAGGTCTACCATGACTATCTAACGCACGAGTATATATTGTCTTAAAGCCTTTACATGAGTATGAACGTTCAGATAATGTAATAAGTTCATTAGTACCTTTAGGATTGAACTTATATTCATTGTTATGTAGAACAATAGTACCTACAACAATTTGCATTATTACTTTCTCACGAGGAATCTTCTTATCCTCATTAACTGCTGATAACTTAAAACTTAATCCCATAGCATCAAAGTTTAACTATTTGATTAGGAAGATACTGTATACAACACGCTCCTTTACGGGGGAATATCTTATACTTATCAGTATTCATAATCCTGGGTAACGGAATAATTTCACAACATCTATCATCATGAACATCTATAATAATGCAATGATAAGCATTAACATCTGCATCATGAGATATAACAGCTTTAAGTCCTTCAAAATATACATCAAACGTACTATCAGGATTAACACATTGTTTTAAATCTACAACCATATTAATTAGCTTTAGTTTTATATATTTCGTATAACTTACTAAATTCATCAGAAGGCATACATACAATAGGAACATTAGTATGCATTTGGTCTTTAGGAACAATACAATTTCTAGCAGTAACAATTCTATCATCTTCAACAAACATTGTTTCAAGAACTAAACAATTACCACCATCTAGTATTTCCTTACATTTTGGACAAATATAAATATTATCTGTACCAAATACAAGAAGCTCATCGCCACAAACTAGACATTTGCCAGTCGTGACAATGAGCTTACCATTATCTTGTTTAAACTCGTTGAGCTTGGGCATAACTAGGAATACGTCTCCTTTCTTCCATTCTAATAAGTTTAACACTAGTACTTTCAAGTACATTAAGAGTAAAAGCTACTAATTTGTAACTTCTCTCATGCTTTCCGAATTTAATTTTCTTCTTAATCATTACGTTTAGTATTAATTGTTATTTAATAAGAGCATCTGACCGCTCCGCTTCGCTCCGCTTATTCCCCCGTAGAGGAGTTTTGAGTTGTTTAACCTTTTGCTTAATTTCATCTATAATAGCTTTATTCTTATTAATACTATCGTTACTATAAAGATTATAACTATGTATTTCATCAATATTTCTATTAATATCAAGAACAAATAGATACATACTAATATAAGAAGTATTGTTAAGATTGCAATTAGTATAAAGGTCACTAGAGAGTTTAGTACTATACAACAGACTAAGCTGTATTTTCTGTAACTCTCTAAACAATTTAGTAAATTCTTTCTTATTCATGTCAGTATATTAGTTTTAATTAATAATCATAGAAAAAGGAGCAGACGCTTCTGCTCCAAGCTAAATAATTAATATTTATAAAAGTCCTAATTCTATCTCACGACAGTAATTTAAATTAGGGGTAAAAATTAGATTAAGTTCTGTTCTATCTCACGACAGTAATTAATAAACTTGTATTAAACACAAATACTATGTATTTATAGCTGACATTTTACGAAGAGGATTTCCCTTACTTCAACCATTTGGTCAATGTTTCAACTTAGATTAGTCATCATCAGAGCTATCAAGAAAAGAAATAGTGCGATTCTCACGAACAGCACTATTATAATTCCATAAAACCAATAAATACTATTCTCACGAATAATAGATATTACAATACGACAAATTTAATTTTAGTTTAACTAAAACAGATAAAACAAAATTGGCAAATTACTTATTATATATCTTTGTATAATCTACACAATAAAAATCAGGACAATCTTTAAGAAATAATTCACATATTCTACGAGCTTCACCTTTACTATTACCAGAGTAAAGAGTTTTAGCATTACCATTAAAAGACTTTCTTAGCTTATCATTCTTGTCTAGGAATACAAGATGATTTTCAGAACAATAGAATACAGAATAAATCGGAGCTTTACTAGCTTCATATTTAGCAAGAAGTTTATCATAAGATTCTTTAGCACTGTCTCTCATATCACTAATATATTCGATATAAGAAAGCATAATACTATCCCATTGTTCAACGGCTTTAATCTTATCTTCAATAGAATACTCACCGTCAAGAATATCTTCAAGAAGATTATTCAATCCTTTAACATTAAGATTTTCTAAATCTTCAAGAATAGTTTTATTAAATTCTCCTTTAATAAAAGCCTTACGATAATCTTCTTTAATAGAATCAATAAAATTATCATCAGAACCACTAGCTAAAGCACAAGCTAAAATAGCAGATATAATATCTTTCATTATAATAAATTTTTAAATTAGACAATAAAAAACTCTACTAATATTACTCTAGTCTCACGACCTGAATAATCTTAATAGAGTGGAAACCGACATTTATTTAACCCTTTTGTCAGATATTAATTAAATAGAGTACGTATCGGCATTATACTAAACGTAAAATAATAACTGCAACAGCTCCTAAAGCAATAAGAGAAGCAATAACAAAACCAACAGTATTATACTGTCTTTTAGCTTTAAGCTCTTCATAGGCTTTATTAGCTTTATCTAATTTAATTTTGAGTGATTCAACAGAATTACTAAGAGCTTTGTTATTAGCTTCCAATTGATTATTAGCAGCACTTAATTTAGAAGACATACTACGAAGAGCTTTATCTTCATTACAAATATTCTCATACATGACCTTATAATGATTAAGACCAGCATCAGACTTTTCATTAGACTTACGTAAACGAATAACTTCTGTCTTTAACTCATTGACAGTAGGACGTTTCTTACTAAGAACATCAACTTCTTTCTTTTCATTCATAACTATTAGTATTTAATTAATCTTCAATATGAGTTATATCTAAGTCGAGGTCTAAATTATCCTCGCTTAACGTATTGCCAGTATTCCAATTATTAGCCATCTCACAGTCGAGATAGTCTATATCAGCTACTATGCCACAAATAGGAAACTCTACACCTTCGTCATACATAATCTTAAATTTTGTAATACGGATGCAAGTATAGCAATAAATAATGGAAATACCAAACAATAATGATAATATTTAATAAACATTACTATAAGCTATTTCATATTTGAATTTCTCCACTATATCATAAACAGATATATTAGAACAATTCAATAGAGTATTAATAGTATTAGCAGTATGTTGGTCTTTACAAGTGATATTAAAATTATCATAATTGAACTTACGAACAACATTAGGACTAGCTTTATGAATATAATAAATATCCATAGCAGAGACATTGAAGTCTACAATATCATTTTCGTATTTATCTAATACGTCTTTAAGAGATATATAATATCTACAATCACCAATAGCTCTAGCAGCACTAGCAGTATCTTTAAATCGAATAAAGAAACCAGAATCAATAGAATTACGAATAGTTAGCCATTCAAAATCTAGCTCGTATTCTTTATACGGTTGAACATAAAGTCTCAAATCATAAAGTGCTCGTCTAAAAACTCTTAAAGCATGAGTTCTTTCAGCTAATCTAGAAGTCTTTTCTTCCAATTGTTTATCGAGCTTATCAATATCTTCTTTAGAACGGCTTAATTGAGTATTGAGTTCCTCATTAACTTTAACAGTAGCATTAAGAGTATCTTCGATATTCTCTAACTTAATAAGACTATTAGTTTTCTCTTCAATAATCTTATCCTTCTTTACAATAATATCTTTATATTCATTTTCTTGCTCTTCGATTTGATTACGTAATTCGGTAATTCTATTACCGCTATTAGTAAGTTGTTTTTCGAGAAACTCGATACGTTTAGTTAACTCATTATTATTAGATTTAAGAGATTCAATCTCATCACAATCTTTAATAGTATAAGTATTGCCTAAATTAGCAATCTCACAAATAGAAGCAAGACATTGATAATCTAAATCAATAATAAAACCACTAGATTCAATAATAGTAACTCCACTAAGATGAGATACAAAAGTTAGATGATTTTTATCATTTACAACAGCTTTCATAAATACATGTATTAATTATTAAGAATTTAATTTTAGAAGTAGACAGTCTCTATATAGAATAAGAGACGAATAGAACCAATAACTATTATATAAGTAATAATAGCTTGAATCAAAGAGTAATTGATACGAACTCTCTTACTAGTAAGATAGTTGAATATCAAATAACAGAAGAATAAGACTATCCAAATAAAAGATAGAAATATATAGAACTGGTAATCTGTCATGGTGAAGTAATATCAAATAATATTAAGAATATACATAAAGTAGACGCAACTATTATTAAAGCGAATAACATAGTAAGAAGAGTAATCTTAGTATTAATAAGAAACTCACTGCATTTAATAAGTGCGATAATAAATAGTAATGCTAAGACAATAATATCGTAGTTAGACATAATAGTATAAGTTAGTAAGTGAATAAGATAAAGAGTAAAAGAAGTACAGTAATGTCACTCCTTTATGGGGGAGAAAAGCGAGCTTTGCGAGCGGGACAACTCAAGCTACACAACAATACAATTATTAATAATGGTATTATCAATAATGTTACTTCTGTTATCAGTTGTAATACATAGTATTGTTATTACCGGAATCGCTCGAACTACTATTGTCAAAGACAATGGTAGTGACGCTCTAACAATAACCAACAATTATAATACAATATCAAATACTAGTAGAACTAATAATAGAACTAATAATTCTACTAGTATAAAGATAAACGTTATTGTTTAGTTATAGCTGCATCCAACAGTTGCTATGCCAAACAAATTCTGCATCACCAATTTTCATTCGCCATTCAGAACCATCGTCAGTGTACACTTCGTACTGTCTGCGAAAAGCTTCTTCATTACTAATTGTAGTTACATGTCCGTCTAGCCAAATTATTTTATCCATAATATAATGTATTTAATATAATGTATTTAAATCCTAAGGACTACTACGATAGTAGTAGGAACTTAGAAACAACAACAACCAACAACTACCAACAATTAGGACTATTATACTATGAACTATAAGAATATGATTCAAGTCCTAACTATCAATGCAATAGTATAATATAGGTCTATTATATAAATAGGATTTAAGTCCTAACTCCATAAACGAAGTGGTTTAGGTAATAGTCGTAACATTGTAGGTAGGAGAAGTGAGTTAGAATGAAGGAGTAGAGGTAGGAGAGGGAGTAGTCCCACTACTTAACCAACTCATCTCTCTTATCTACATCTTCTAACTATTCTTACTCCACTAGTATTATCTCACTCTATTGTCTACTCTACTATCTAGCTTAACGAGGAGCCTTAGCGACCCTTCCGAGCATCGATGTTGTCAATACTAGTAATAGTCTTGATACTATTGATACTATTTGTTGGTGTTGTTGTATGAGCTTCTTCCTATTGTCTACGACAATAGTCATCGTTGTTCAGGTAACCTAAAATACTGTACTATCGTACGTATTTTATCTAAGGTACGCACGCACGCGAATAACCAGATTCGTATATATATATATATATAATATATATATATATACTCTCTTCCAAAGAACGTGCGCACGTGCTAGAGTTAGTATTATTTATCGTACTTAGACATCTGATTAACTAGTTTACTTAGTAATCCTTTCAGTCTTTTGTCTATCTCTAAGACTTCTCCCCTTACTTTATTAACAGTATTAATAAGAGGTTGAGTTTCTATTGTCTCACTAGTACTATCACTATAAGTGACCTTTACTAATCCCTTATCTATTAGATTTACATCTATTATATCCTTTACTTTTTCTATTTCCATATTATTTTAATTTATCAGTTGATTAGCTTCGCTTATCAGTTGTAGCATTTCGCTTATCAGGTGACTAGTGTCGTTTCCGAACCTAAGTAGCTTTGCCGGATAGCTTTGCCGGATAGCTTTGCCGGATAGCTTTGCCGGACGGCGAGCATAAGTCGAGAGTATTATCGAACACGTGCCGAATGGTGTATTCTTAGTTTAGTAGGAGAGGTTTCCCTCTCCTACGTAACTGGTTAAGCAGCACCCTCTGCATCAGGCTGGTATTTAGCCAACATGTCGGCTACGAGCATTTCGTCCGCAAGGGACAACGTACGCATACTAAGTTCGTACGGGAAATACTCGTAACGGTCGTGTTCATTAACACGTTCTTCACGAGACATTTTAGCGGCATACGGATTAACGAATACTTCACCTTGCGCAAGCACGTGTCCAAGCACGCTGATACGTGCCTTCTTGAAGATAACGTGCAACACTGACAACGGAGCTGTCATAACAGCGTTGGCAAGCATTGGCTCGCCCTGACCTTTGAGAATAGCTGCAAGCTGAATACGAGTAGTAAAGATATTACGAGTTACAGACTCGACATAAGTACCACTAGCAGCATCTTTAACAAACTGTGGAATGTTGCGATTAACAACAACAGTAAGCGCACCTGCATAACGACTACTATTATCAATGATATTAGTAATCATCAGACTGTCGTGATTCTCAAAATCAGGACGGTCAAGCAACAGACGAGTAACATCGTCTGCATCCTGTCCTTGATACTCGGATAGGTCAACTATACGAGCGTCAATAGCTTCATCAGTAGCATCAGCAGTATTAACTGTTTCAGCGTTAGCACTTGCTGCATCAGCAGCTTCTTTTGCAGCTTTTGCAGCTGCTTCGGCTGCTAATCTAGCAGCATCATTAACTCTTGTTCCCATGATTATAGGTATTAAATGTTATAAAATCAGTCGGCAACTGTTCAACCAATGTGCATCCCGACTACACACGCAATGGCAATATGTTTATAGTCATTTGGTTTGATAGTAACTGCAATATGTTTATAGTCATTTGGTTTGATTAAGCTAATAGTTCTTTAACAACATCGTTAGCATCTAGTATTAATACTAACACTACTAATAGTATTAGAAAGCTATTCACATGGTTATCATACAACTTAATGTAACTTAGATGTATGAATACTGGCACACCTAGCATACTTAATGCTAAGTGTACCACTTTTAGTTTATCACTAATATTCATACGTATCTAGTGTAATAACGTGAACAAAACTTGTCGTAGGTTTCACCTGCACGACCATACTTTCTCCAATCCCGTTTCTGTCTGCTAATAGCAGATAGATAAGTAGCAGTAGTCATAGCTACTGCTACTAGCAACAATACCAAGAACACCATTACTCTTTAACAATGATAGGTTTATTAGATTCAATCTTACCAATCTGTTCTTTGAATAGTTCTTCAAGAGCAACGTAACACTCTTTGCTGATTCTATAACTAGAACCATTGTTACAAGCAACAACAACATTAGAGGTAATACTATCGCTGTTAGGTATAACAACAGTTGTGTTACTACCAATAATGGTAGTATTTGCATCATTAGTAATCTTCATAATCTTTATAATTTTAGTAATTAATAATCAATAGCAATATGTTTAAAGTCATTTGGTCTTGACGGGGGTATTGGAATTGGTTTGGAGTAGGGGGCGGTGAGTGGTAGGAGCTTCACCTCGATAAAAATATACTCATGAAAAATATTATTTTGTGGGGCAGCACTAATAGTAGTACCTCTAAGTTTATTTCTTCTAATAGTCCTAATCCTATTTCTAAGTTCATTATTAGTCCTATTCCTAATTCTATTTCTAACAGTAGTTCCAGTCCTATTTCTAAGTCTATATACATTAGTTAGTCCTAATAGTATTTCTAATTCCCTTCTGTATATCTATTGTTGTTAGTAGTCTAACTCTTCTTATAGAAGAATTATCTTATTAGTTAGTCCTATTAGTCTAATCAATTCCTTTAAGTCCTTAATTGGTCTTACTTATATTATATAGTATTGGTTGTCTATTTGGTCTTATTGTGTATTACCTTTCTCCTCTTCTATCGAAGAGTCCAAAGATTTAGCATCAGGATTGTAAAAATAGAATGGTAAGATTTAGTCGATATTTTAGTTAAGTAGTGGACTTGCATTAGAGTGTGTACTAATGTGAACTAGTGTGAATGGATGTGAATTATATAGCGAATACAATTCTAAAGGTTTTTTAACGAGTTAGATATTGATAGTACGAATATTATTCGTATACTTGTACTATTAATGACTGGTGCATATATTACTCTTAGTAATGCTAGTCAACTTAATTAATATTATTAACAATCTAATTAAAGTAATTATGTTACATTTAGAGAACAAAACTAAAGGAGAAACTTTCCTAGTTCCTCAACACATCGGAGAAATTGATTTCAAATATGTTTCTGACCGAGTTAAAGATATAACTCCGTTTAAGCATTTTGGTATTGTCGCTATTATTCAGACTGCTAAACTTCGTGAGATTATCAATCCTGATTTAAAGGGTACTGGTAGTACTAGATTTATATTAGTTAAGACTAACTATGCTGATGATGTTAAGGAAGAAGATAGAGCTATGCTTAATCGTTTCTTATATGTTGCTCCATCTGATGTATTTACTGGTATAGATTGTAATCCTCGTAGTAATGAACTTACTCCTTATAATCTTGCTGAATTTATTCGTGGCGACCAAGACTTAAATCTTAGTATTGCTCGTGGTGAGATATTCCGTAAAGTTGGAAGTGGTTCTGTTATTAGTTTACTTGGTACAGAAGTGAATCCTGTTACTACTGAAAAGAAAGGAGATAATGGTAAGTTGATTACTACTATTGCCGAAACAGTAGTTTGTATTGGCTATAAGATTGTCCGTCTTACTGATATTCAAGGTCAGAACTCTGTCGAAGGTCTTATTCCTAGTGGTAAACCTCAAAAGTTTATAGTAGCTACTAATTTACTAAATGTATAAACTAGATGCCTTCTATTGATTTAAAAGAGAAAAAGGAGTTATTAGTAACTCGTCCTGATATTATTAGTTTATTAGGTGTTACACCTCTTGAAGCTGAAATAATAGATGATATTATAGATAATATCGAAGACCAAATTATTGATAGGATTAAAAGTCTACAACGAGTTTCAATTCCTTTTATTGGTGGATTTATTGTTAATGAAGCCAAGTTAGATGCAATAGAACATCATCCTGTAATGAAGGCTAAAAGGCAAGAACTTACTAATGAAGAATATTGGAAATTTAAAAAGAGCTTAGTTGCTACTCGAATGGCTCAACGTAGTAAATTTAGAAGTAGAACTTCGATAATATCTCGAACTGTTAGACTTAATCGTAAGTTAGCCGCAAGGAAACTTAGAGAGTTTAATCAAGATGAGAGGTCTTTTAAATTATATATGTACTTCTTTAGTAAGATGAAGCCAGTTAATGATTCTGATTACTATATTGAACTAAGAAATAATAAAGGTTATGATTACGAAGATTGCCCCTTTGGATTTAACAGGTATGATTAGCGTTGACGAGCAAGGTTATCCCTTTGCTCCTAACGTTTATCAGATACAGGATAAAGATGTAAGAGAGTTATATCTTCGTGATACTAGTGAAGATAAACTTCGGTATCTTAAAGAAGCCGGAGTTATTTTTTATCTAGCTGACCCTAAGTCTCCACCTAATCAAATGGGATATAGTCGTCCCGAAGCCTTAGCATCTGCTAGAGCTAATTACGCTCTTCCTAATGATTGGCAACCAGATGCTCTTATTCTTCGTCTTGTTGATAGATATCATGAAGATAAGATGGGCGTTGCAGGCGAAGCTCTTGAAACTATTCTTAGAGCAGTTCATAATAGTTCTCGTGCAGCTAATATACTTAGTGAGCAACTTACTAATAAACTTAATGCAGGTATACAAGCCGAAGATACTTTGCCAGTTATTGATTTGATAACTAAGCTAAATGGTATTATTAATATCATTCCTAATCAGATTAAATCTTTAGGTGAAGCTAAACAAGCTGCTGCTCTTGAAATAGAACAGAAGAAAGCTCGTGGTGGTAAAGTAGTTACTAGTTCTATGTCTGCTAAAGATGCTAGTGATTTAGAAGCTCAAGTAGAAGCTCAAAAGAGAGAGCTAGGATTGGTAAGCGATAGTATTGTTAACACTCCTTTACGGGGGAAATACGAAAGTACAAAATGATACCGGTTAAACCTGAATATAAGCAAACTAAGTTATACTTTGATGAGCCTACTCATAAGTATACTGATAATTGTGGTAATTCTTATATTAGTGCCACTACTATTATTCATTCGTATGTTCCTAAGTTTGATTCTAATTATTGGGCTAAATATAAGGCTAAAGAAGAAAATACTTCTATTAAAGATATAAAGAATCAATGGGATACCATACGAGATAAAGCCTGTGATATGGGTAATGTCTATCATAATAGTTTTGAAGATGGTATTCGTCAGAATAGTAAATTCTTCAATGCTATTAAATATCTGAATAAACAAGAAAGTAAACAAATGGTTACTGTTGCTGATTTAGATGTTGTTGATAGTCATGTAAGACTTCTCGATGTTGATGCTTTCATTGAACATACTGAAAACAAATATCCTGAAATATATAAAGTATTTAAGTTCTATACTGAACGAGATTATAAGATATATTCAGAGATAGGAGCATTTCTTCCTAAGTATCTTCTTAGTGGAACTATTGATATACTTCCTATTCGTGAAGATGGTTTTGTTATTCTTGATTGGAAAACTAATCGTACAGGTCTTAGATTTCAAGCAGGATACTATAAGAAAGATAAAACTGTTCGTCCAGTACAAGAAACAGATGAATGGGTTCATAAGCCCGAAGATGTTCTACTTCCACCGTTTGGTGGTTTACCTAATTGTAATGGTACTACTTATGCTTTACAATTAAATCTATATGCTAAAATGGTTCATCTTATTACTGGTTTGCCTTGTCGCGGTTTAGCTCTTTGTCATATTGAAGTTCCGTTTGTTCTTAACCAATATGGTAGACCTCAAAGATTTAAAGACGGTTTTCATATTGATGAAAGTAAAAGTGAAACAGCTAAGTGGTATAAGATACCTAGATTAGAACCTGAAATAGATACTATGCTTAATATCCGTTATCAAACTGTTAATGGAAGTCAGAAACAACAAATGAATTTATTTGTATAATATAAATGTAATATCATGTCTAAATATAATAATTTATTAATAGATAGGTGTCGTACTGTTGATTGGAGAAAGACACTAGAGAATAAAGGTTATTCTTACTTTGATAAAGGTAAGTATAATCTTAATCTTATTGGTGTTCGTTCCAAAGAACATGGTAATGAGTTCAATGATGTTTTTATAATTGATTATTGGACAGCTAATGGTAAGAGATATACTCCTATATATCCTTGTACTACTGACCCTGGTTATAAAAGTCTTACTAATCCTGTTAATATTAAAGGTTGTGCAATTCTAGTTCCTGGTCAGTATCGTGGTTGTTTTAAGAAAGGTTATCATAAGGGACAATATCTTGCTCTTGTTCAACATAAACCTGTTAAAGTATTCCGTGATGCTAATAAAGATTTCTATCTTGATTGTGATGAATCAACAATAGAAGAAGGAATGTTCGGTATTAATATTCATAAAGCAGGAGAATCAAGTGTTGTTGTTGACGGTTGGTCTGCTGGCTGTCAAGTTCTAGCTAGAAGTATGGATTTCAGAGAACTTATGAATATAGTTAACTTAGCAATTCCTTTGTGGGGCGATGTATTTACTTACACGTTGTTAGAAGAAAAAGACTTAATAATATGAAACTAAAGAGTATTGGAATAGGACTATTAATAGTAGTAATCCCATTTGTTATAATTGGAGTATTAAACAATTTTGTTTTTAATAAGGAAAATGTAGAAGTCCCACTTATCGTTCCTGATACTATATATCAGGAAATAAAAACAAAAAGAGATAGTTTACAACTAGTAATAGATTCTATTCTCAATACTCTTAATAATACTAATCAGTATGAGAAAGAATTTGATAAAGCAATTAGTGATACTGATAGTATTGCTATTCTCGAACGCTTCATATATCTTGTGTCAAAACCAATCGGAGTTGAGAATCCAAAGGTTGGAGACGAAGGTAGATAGTTTACAGCAATCCTACTCCTTTACGGGGGATGGCGGAGCGAAGCGACGCCTAGATAAAGAAGTATTAAGAATAGCCAATGCAAAGTTAATACTTTCAGAAGAGTATAAAAGTCAATATGAATCCTACAAGAAGTTATACGAACTAAAAGTTAAAGATAGCTACTTGCAGGATTCTATTATATCTAAGCAACGTGAAGAAATAAAGAGGATAACAATACTAGGAAATCAAGCTATTGTTAATCTTAATAAGGAATATAATAAGTCTAAAAAGTATAAGAAGCAACGTAATGGATTCATAGCTAGTACAGGTGTGCTAGCTATTCTTGTTGCTATACTACTAAAATAATTAATTGTAAGCTATGCAACTGTCTGAATACCCGTTCTTCATGTATTATAATGAAGAAGATAAAGGAAAGAAATATAAGCACGCAAGAGACTGTGGATATAAAGACCCATTCGACCATTTCTTAATAGGAGAAAGCGGAGGGTTCTTAATGAATATTGACCCATATAAGCGTTTTGTTAATACAGACCTTTTACGTCCTGCTGCTGTTACTTATGAGAAAGAAGGAGTTTATACTAAGTTTGCAGTAGATAGTATGCCTCATATAAACTTTCGTAAACAGGAAACTCTACGTAGACTTGTTGGTTTTAAAGCTCCTTGTCTTATGGATACTAGAACTGGTGAGATAGAAGATGTCTATATTACTGGTGAACATTATAATTTTATTAATTATGGTCGTATTCTTAAACTAGATACTAAAACACTTCGAGTAGAAGAAGGTAAGGTTACTGGTCGTAAGATAAGAGGATTTCCTAGATTTATTGATTGCCAGTGGTGGTACTTCTTAATCAAACAGTTCTGTCGAGAAAATGGTATGTTTCTTATCAATGATAAGACAAGACGTGGTGGATTTAGTTATATGGAAGCTATTGGTTCTGCTAACTTTATCAATCTTACTCCTAACCGTGCTGTTATTCATGCGGCTAGTGATAATAAGTTTTTGGTTCAATCAGGAGGTCTATCTGACTTTATGAAGAAGCAAATTATCTTCTATGAATCTAATACTCCTTTTGCTAGAGGTATAGCTAAGATTGATGCTAGTGATTTTATCTTAGGTTATAAAGACCCTAGTACAGCTATTATAGATGATAACAGTTGGAATAGTGCTTGTATATCTGTATCTACTAAGAACAATCCTTCTGCTGCTGTTGGTAAAGATGCCGGAGAAATCAAGTGTGAGGAAATGTCAGAGTTTGAGAACTTCGATGATTTCATGGATGTAACTGAACCTACTCTAAAGACTGGTTCTGTTACTACTGGTTTTCTTAATGCTTGGGGTACTGCTGGTAAAGCTAATGCAGGTTGGGTAACATTTGAGCAAAACTTTTATGACCCTAGAGGTAGAAACTTTATGGCATTTGAAAATGTATGGGATAAAGATAGTAGAGCAGAAGTATGTGGTTACTTTAAACCTTATTGTTGGGGACTTGAAGGTTATAAGATTGGCGATGATAATCAAATCGCTACTCTTACTTCTCTTGATGATGATGGTAATTCTGATATAGCTCTTGGTTTTCAAATAGCAGAAGAAGAACGTGCTGCTGAAAAAGCTAAGAGTAAATCATTCGCTAAGTTTATTAGTTATTGTGGACAGTATGCTAATATGCCTAGTGAATCATTTAGTTCTGTAAGTGAGAATATATTTAGTAGTGAGATATTAGATGAATGGGAGCAAGAACTAAAAATGTCTAATAAATATAACTTCTATATAGATGGTAAGTTTGTAGAATATGATTCGGATAACTTCGAGTTTATTCCTAATGAACGTATTGCTGCTACTGGTGGTGTATTTAAGAAGGATTACTTTGATTATATTAAGAATGTTCCTCGTCATTCTAATGAAGACCCTGAAGGTTGTATTCGTAAATGGTTTAATCCAATTAAAGTAGAATACATAGATAAAAAGACAGGTCAGCTAACTAAAGGTACTCCACCGGGAATATATAGTATTAGTTATGACCCTGTTGGTATTGATAAAGATAAGAAAGAACTTACTAATAAACATTCACATAATAGTATTAAAGTTTGGATGAATCCTTGTATATATAATGGTTATCGTCCTAGATTATGTGCTGTGTATTATGGTCGTCCTGATGAACTAGAGAAAGCAGATAGAATCTGTTATTACTTTGCAATTACTTATAATTGTCTTGGTACAACTAATGTCGAGATTAATCGTGGTGAAACAGTTAGTAATTTTAAAAAGTGGAAAGCTGTTAGATACTTAGGTTATCACCCAGTTCATTTATGGGATACTAATATTAATACTAAGAAGATTAATACTATTGGTTATGATATTAGTAGTGAAACAGTTAAACTTGATGGTCTCCGAATGTTAAAGGAAATGTTGTATTCCCCCATAGGGAAGTTCGAGGACGGTCGTGATATGCTTGTTCTTCATACTATATATGATTATCAGTCTATACTAGAGTTAAAGAAATGGTCTAATACTGGTAACTTTGACCGTGTATCTGAAATGATTGTTCGTGGTATTGAATGGGCTGCTAATGATAAGTTTGCTAAAAAGCAGCTTGAACATAGACAGAGAGTGCAAACAGAGAAAGAAAACTTTTGGAATCGTAAACGTTATTAATTATGAGTTGGTTAACAGAAAGCAACAGGTTAAAACATTTCCTCTACGCAATCCCATGTGGATTACTAGGAATAATGTTAGTAGTAGGCTTAGCCGTAGGCATGGAATTTAAAGATAAAATGTATGGCGGTAAGTTTGATTTCTTGGATATTTTAGCTACATTGCTTGGCGGAATGATAGGATTCGTATTAATACTAGTTATAGTAATAAGTACGGGTGCTATTAATTGGTACATTAATATACTTATTAAACTAAGCGAATTGTTATGATTGATGCTAAGCTAAATGCTCGACTTGGGGACATGCCTAAACAGCGTGTCCCTAATTCTGAAAAGGATGAATACTGGGCTGGTAGAACAATAGATTATTGTATTGCTGCCGGACTAGCGTGTAATGATAGAACTAAGACGGAACAACTTCTTGAAATACTTCATGGAGAAATGCCTGACGAGTTCTATCGTAAAACACTTAACCCTTATAATGCTACGAAGGAGAACTTTAAAAGATTTCCTGCTACTCTAAGGAATCTTGATATTATTAATGATGTAGTTCGTCGTTATTTATCAGAATATGTTAAATCTCAACATGAATTTATTGTTGGTGCTAATAATCCTGAAATCATTATGGCTCGTGATGCTGCTATTCGAGAAGATATAGTTAAGCGAGCTATGTTAGCATTTCAACAAGAACTTCAAAGGAGAATACAGCAACAACAAGCTGAAAATGTTCAACTAGAAGCTCAAGGACAACCAATACAAGAGGTTGACCCTGAACAATTAGCAGCTGATGCAGAAGAGTTTGAAAAGAACTTTATTGATAATTATATAGATGAAATAAGTGCACAAGCTCAGCAACTATTAGAAGTTATTGATGATGTTCTTAATAACGAGACAATAATTCCAGTTGAGTACTTTAACTATATCGTTACAGGGGAAGTTTATAGTTTCCATACTGTTCGTGGTAAAAAGCTAGTTAAAGAGTGGGTTCCAACTACTGATATGTTTCCTGTTCCTAATGGAGAGCAAATGGTATCTAAGTATGATATTGTAGCTCGTAGAATGTTGATGAGTTATAATCAAGTAATAGACCAATTCTCTGATGAACTATCAGATGAAGAACTAGAGTTTATAACTAAGTATTATAATCCTAGTACAGTTGGTGCTACTCGTACACTTAGTCTTAATGCTTATACTTATTATTTTCCTGAAAAGTGTAAGAGCTATGAGAATGATAATAGAGAGATATTTCCTTCTGATGGTTATGATTTAAGATTAAAGAACGGAGAACTACTTGAAGTATGGCATGTTAATTGGAGAGGTTATACACAAGTTAAGATATTGAAATATGTTAATGAGGTAGGATTAGTTGATGAAATGATTGTTCCTGATGATTTTGAATTTAATCCTGAACTCGGACATATTGAGATAACTTCTGTATATAAACCACAAGTTTACGAAGGTTATCGTATAGGAGGTCAACGCTTTGGTATATATCCAGGTGGTGCTAAACCTATTCCTTTCCAATTAGATGATGATGTTAGATTGCAGTATTGTGGACTTCAAGAAGTACTTCCTCAAATGGGAAGATTCTCTATTGTAGAAATACTTACTCCATTTCAAATATTAATCAATATCTTCTCTTATCATAGAGAGATGATGATAGCTAAGAACAAGATGTTTATTCTTGTTGCAGCTAAATCTTTATTTGGAGAAGATGCAGAAGAAGCTATTTATAATATAGCAGCAGAGGGGATATTTCCTTATGATGATGCAGAAGATATTAATAGTACTAAAGCACAATCTATTAAAATGCTTGATGCCAATATCTCCGGTTATATTACTGAAATATCTAATCTTATTGAATCTATTAAAGCTAGTGCTCGTGAAATGGTAGATATGACACCACAACGTTATGGACAAATAGCAACTAGTGCTGGTAAAGGTACAACAGAAGAAGCTATTATTCGTGGTTCAATGGGTACAGTTATTATTAACTATATGTTCGATAAGTTCCGTGAGGACGAATATCTAATAGATTTAAATAATTCCAAATTAGCTTGGATAGATGGATTAGATACTTCTTACTATGATAAGTCAGATAGAAAGCAATATGTCTCTCTTAATGTAAATAATCATACTCTTGGACAATATGTAATCAAAGCTAAAAACTCTGATAGAGAAACAGAGAAATTTGAACAACTTAAAGAGTGGGCTTTCAATGCTAGTCAGAATGGGGATTTAATGTCTGCTGTTGCTGCTATTACTTCCGGTAATATATCTAGTCTTAAACTAGCTATTAACCGTTATCAAGAGATTCGTCAGAAGAACGAAGAATCACTTAGACAGTTAGACCAACAGTTAGAAGAAACTAAGAATAAAGCTGTTCTTGAACAGATAGCTGCTAAGGGAGAACAAGACGCTAGACTAGCAGAAATCAAAGGTTATTATGATTTACTTGCTAAAGGAATGGATACAGAAGCTGCTATGGCTGCTTTAGCTAATCAACCTGTGCAAACTGCTCCACAAGATAATTCTGCTGAACTATCATTGAAACAAGCTGAACTAAATGAAAAGAAACGAGCTAAGGATTTAGATATGATTAACTCTGCGTTAGATAGAGATAATGAACTAAAGATAGCTAAAGAGAATAAGAATAGATATGATAGTTCTAAGTCTAAATCTAGTTCTACTAAGAAGTGAATACTAAGTTATAATTAGCTATATACCATTCTCTATGATTCAGACATGCCCTACGGAACTTTCCGTAGGGTTTTTCGTACCCATAAAATCGACGTAGATAGCGTTTCCTTTGCCTCTGTTGCATTTACCCTATCGAATGGATGAACTGTAAAGGAAAGCATTAAAATGCCGTGACGGGTCTTAAAATGGCTCATTCTTTTGCCCTGTATCGAACGCAAAGTTTCTGCTGATAAGATTAACTCTAGTAATACTTAAATACAAATACGGGCAATTCTAAACCTAATAATAAGAGTATTCAGACTAGTAAGAGTTTGCTTTCTCATATTATTAGATTACATTTGAGTGAAAGTAATAATCAAAACATATTTATTATGGGAACTTTTAGTAGTAATAACGATTTAGATTTAAGTACTGGTAGTATTGATACTGGCGATACTGCTAATACTGGAGGTCAAGGTACTGGCTCTGGTGCTAACGGCAATCCTGCCGGACAGGGACAACAAGGTGCTGGACAAGAAGGACAACAAGGACAAGGCGAAGGTGCTAATACTGGTACTGTTGATAATGGTGGTGAAAACCAAGAAGGACAACAGGGACAAGGAGAAGGACAGCAAGGAAGCTCCTCTACGGGGGAAGAAGTGGTATTATCAGAAGGTGATACTATAAATGTTGATGGTGTAGATTATACTATTGATGCTAACGGTAATGCTCTTGCTGTCGATGGAACTATATTTCGTACTGCTGCTGAACTTGCTGAACTTATATCTCAAAATGGTTCTGAACCAAGTGTTCTTGAACAATTACAAACTCGTTTCGGTTCTGACTTTAAAGATGAGAATGGTAATCCTATTGTATTCGATAATAATACAGAAGGTATTGCTGCTTATGTTGATACAGTAATTCAGAATAGAATTGCAGAAGCTCAAACTGCTGCTCTTAATAATCTGTTTGAAACTTATCCGCAAGTAGAACAAGTTATTAATCATCTTAAACTTAACGGTACTCTTGACGACTTCGTAGAAATTCCTGATAGAAGTCAGATTACTGTTAGTAAAGATAACGAAGAACAACAAGCTACTTTCATTCGTGAAGAATGGAAACTTAGTGGTAAAAAAGGAGATGTAAATAAATTCATTGACTATTGTAAGAACGCCGGTATTCTTTATGATACTGCTGTTGAATCTAAAGAAGCTGTTGATAGCATTTATGAATCTCGACTTGCTGAACAGAAAGCACAAGTAGAAGCTAAAGAAGCTGCTGCTGCTGCCGAAGAGAAAGCATATTGGGATAATGTAGAAAAGACTATTAGTAAAGGCGAACTATTAGGTTATAGTATTCCTGAACAAATTCAGTGTAACAAAGACGGAAAGAAAGTAATGCTTAGTCGCAAAGACTTCTTGAAGTATGTATCTACTCCTGTTGACAATGAAGGTAATACAGCCTATATGTTAGACGAAGCTAAAGTTGATTCTAATGCTCGTATGCAGGATGATTTACTTAAAGCATTTCTTAGGTTTACTGGTGGCGATTATGCTAGTCTTGTCGGTATGGCTGTTAATAAGCAGAAAGTTCTATCTATTAGAACTACCGCAGCACAAACTACTGGTAAAAGGACTGTTATTATCAATAGTAAAGGTAATAATTCTAAGACAGTTGATAATGACCAACTAGTCTTGAACTAACTAAATTAAAACAAATATGTACAGATTAAGAGAAGTCGAAAGAGGTAGATATGATGATAGAGGTTACTCTAATGAGCAATCTCTTGCTGCCTTAATGATTCAAAAACCGGAAGAGATTAACAACTTCCTGACTTACACTTATGGTATGGAAGATGACCGATTCCCGCTAACTTTCCTTACAGAAGGACAAGGTGCTGCTGGTGTTCGTGATATTACTACTGTTGAGTGGACTTGGAAGACAATGGGTCGTCAGAGATTCAATGATTATATTGTTTGGTCTGACACTGGTGATACTACTCCTGGTATTGGTGGTAAACCTATTAAGGTTGAGTTTGCTACTGGTCTTATTATTGAACAGTATGGTTTGCTTGCTCCTGATGGTAAAACTGCTGTTCGTGTAATGCGAGACCATGGTGCTGGTAGTCATGGTGGACATCTGTATTCTTTGCAGCTAAAGAATCCTGATAAAAGTGCTTATGTTGACCCTGCTAATCTTGAAAAAGGTAAGTATTGGTGTATGTTAGCTCCGTCTATTCCTGAATCTTATTCTAAGGGTAACAAGACTAATGTAATGGGACCTGGTGTTATGAAATCCCAGCTAGGATTCAAGCGTTATAGCAAGGAAATTGCAGGTAACATTAGTAATGTTATTGTTAGCTATGCTTTCAAGACTAAAGGTGGTGGTACTGACACTCGTTGGATTAACGAAGAAATGCGTCAGTTCGATGTTCAGATGCGTATCTCTAATGAGATTGACTTATGGACATCTCGTTACAATCGTACTGTTAATGGTACTATTGATATGAAGGATTGGGATAATGACCAACCAATTCCCGAAACTGCTGGTATGTTTGAAATCCTCGAAGAATCTAACTACGATACTTATGGTGAATACTTGCCTCTTAGCAAGCTAAAAAGAACTATTGGTGATGTAGTTGATAAGGATACTGATACTGGTTCTATGGAGATTACTCTATATGCAGGTAAAGGCGGTATCGAAGATTTCGATAAGGCTATCCGTGAAGATGTTAAGTCCGAAGGATTTATTACTCCTCTTGGAGAGAAAATGATTGGTGAAGAAGGTGGTGGTCTTACTTATGGTAAATACTTCCGTAAATATAAAACTATTGACGGACATACTGTTACTTGTATTCATCTTCCTTTCTTGGATAAATCTCCTATTGCTGAAACAGCAAAAGCTAATGGACTTATTCATCCTCGTACTGGTTTGCCTATGACATCTCACAAACTGATGTTCATTGACAACTCTGTATATAACGGAAATCGTAATGTTCGTATGGTACGTATGAAAGGTCAGTCTTACCTTGTTGGTGTATTGAAAGGTCTTACTCCTATTCCACCGTCTTGGGGTTCTGTTCCTAGCAATTCTATATCTACGGATATTGATAAGTCTCAATATGAAGTTAAAATGTCTCGTGGTCTGCAAGTAGATAGACAAGAGAAGATGTTCATGTTGGAGTGCGTACTCTAAGTTAAACAATTAAAATTGAAATTATAATGGAAGGACAAGCACCAAAAGCCGGAACATTCGGCAGTAGTCTAAATAATCCAACTAATAGCCCTAGTGCTACTACACAGGCTAAAGCTCCGGAAACTCCTAGAGAAACCTATGAACAACTTCTTAAAAAAGAAGATGGTTTAGATAGAGACTTCTTAGAAGAAAGATATATTACAATAGCTCTTGCTACTGATATTACTATTAATTCTGTTTATCGTCAAGTTAATGCTAGATATATCGTTGACCGTCACGATAGCATTGGTGGTAGTATTAATTCAGCTAGAATCTTAACTAGCAACTATAAAGAAATGGAAGCGTATATGCCTTCTCTTGTTGGTTGCTCTGTTAATTCACAGGAATATATTACTCGTGTTCAACGTTGGTTCAATAGCATATCTATTCCTGTTGATGGTGAAGGAAAGAAACTTAATTGTTCTTTCCAATGGAATAAGAAAAGAGATTATCTGAACTATAAGATAGATGAAACAGAGATTATCGAAGAATATGATAATGCTGAAAAGTCTAATCCTAAACAGTTGAAAGATGCTATTGCTAAATATGTAACTAAGATTAATGCTCTTGAAGCAACTCGTTATCAATACGGACATCCTATTAAAGTAGATGATTACTTAGCATATCGTCATTGTTTACTTTATCCTATTGTCGCTAAAGACGTAGCTATTATTAGCTTCGACCCTCGTGTTAAATTCTATATTAAAGATGAACAACGAGAAAATAATCGTCTTAAACGTAATCGTATTCAAGCTAACAAAGCAAGACGTAATTATCTTGATGCTATTGATAACGATGCTAAGTTCAAAGCTATTTTCGTATGTTATTCTGCTAGTAACAAACAAGATGTATTATCTAACTTGTTACTTGATAGAACTATCCAAGAAAAGATGCTTGATGACTTTGCAATTAAAGAGCCGGAAAAATTCAACAAACTGTTTAACAATTCACAAATTGAGCTTCAAGCGTTCGTTGAAGAAGCTATTGCCAAAGGTGAGCTAGTTCGTTCTGATGTTAATCAGACTGTTCTTACTCCCGAAGGTGGATTTATCGGAGCTAACATGAAAGAAGCGTTGGCTTATTTCAGTAATCCCGAAAATGCTGATTATAAAAGAGCACTTGAAACTAAACTAAAATTATAATAACTATTTATTATGAAAGTAGCAGAGATACATAACGAGTTCATGCTTCTAGCTCAACAAATGGGCATGAAAACTGTGCGAGCAATACTTCCCGAACAGGTAGACGAAATAATCAATTTAGAGACTATCGAATATGTGAAAGATGTTTTCTCTCGTAAAGGTAATCGTGAACTCGATGGTATCTCTGATAACGTTATAAGATTAACAGAACTTAGTCCTCTTCATACTAGTATTAAGATTGAAGCTGAACAAGGAGATATAATGTTTGGTACTGGTTATAAGATAGAGTTAAACGACTATCCAACACCTATGTTCTATACATCTGTCTACTCCTTTAAGGGGGATAAGTCTTATCGTTGTAGATTGATAGACTTAGACTTAGTGAGTGAGACGATGAACGATTATCATTCAAAGTCTATTGTTATAAGTCCTATATGTTATAAGACTGAATCTAATATTGAAGTAATTGCAACATTTGAAATAGATAAGTTATTAGTTAATTATATTAAGTATCCTACTCTAATTAGTATTGCAACTAATACTACGAATGAACTATCAGATGTTGCTATGCACGAAGTTATTAAGAGAGCTGTTAATACCTTTAATGCTATCTCTAATAATAATAGTTATGAGAAAGTTTCAAACGAATTATCTAAATTAGAATAAAATGGAAAGACTGTTGTTTGCAGGTAATGTTGCATTAGCTACTACTCCCGCCACTCTAGCTGCTGTTAATGCAGCAGGTATTACAGAGGGTGCTGTTGCTCTTTACGACAACGAAGGTGCAATCATCTCGAAAGCTCTTACTAAGAACATTCCGATGTTTACCTTGTTTGTTGGTGGTGGAGCATTTGCTAATAAGAGCAAGTATACCAATATTGTATCTGATATTGATACTAGACGTTTCTCTTATGTTAAGAGTGTCTATGCTGCCGGAACTAAATTTAGTGCGGAAATTACTGTTCCTACCCCCGTAGTAGGAAAGGATTATACGTTAACTATGGCTAAAGCTCATACTGTTCTTAATGAACGTTATAAGTGGTCGGCTAGTGAGCGTGCTCGTGAAGGTGATACTGCTGCTATTATTGCTAAGAAGTTAAGTACTCAACTTAATTCTCTTGGTAAGAATGAAGGATTTACTGCTAGTGTTGCCGCTGCTAAAATTACCGTAACTGGTACTGATTATGAAGCATGGAATCTGATTGCAGGAGATTCATTGTTTGGAGTAACTATTACTACTAAAAAAGCTGTAAAACCAATTAATGATGATGCTGCTCTTAAAGAATTGCAGATTCGTTGTATTGGTGGTGAAGGTATTAATTCTACTAGCAATGATGCTCGTAAGTTATATACTTTGCCGGAGTTCTCTAATGCAGGTGGTTGGACAGTATTTACGCTAACTTTCTATCCTCATCGTGACCTTCGTAGTGGTAGTACCGAAAATGTTAAAACTATTATTCATCTTGCTATTCCGACAGGAGCTGCTCAAATAGCTACTCTTGAAACAATATTTGCATCTGTTAATACTCCGGCAGCAGCAGGAGCTTAAAGAAGATATTGTAAATATAACTAGTAATAGTTTAATAAAGGGGTTGCTATTAATGTTAAAATTAGTAGTAATCCCTTTAATCATAAATAGGGATGAAGGAAATTATCGAATCTGCTCTTAATCAAGGCTTGAGTTCCTTGATAACTATTTCTATTTTCCTACTACTATATAAGTGGTTGGACAATAAGAAAAAGACTGAAAGCGAAAAGTTTGTTAGTTCTATTAGCAATACTCTTGATGAAGTATCTAAGTCATTACTACAAGTCTCAACGTTTATTACTGATATTACAAAGAATATCATAGATAAAGATAAGGACAAATGTAAGACTGCAATAGAAGATTCTATGCTCGCTTCGGCAATGAGATTGACAATGTTCGTTACTAATACTGTTATTAATAACCATATCCATACTAATAAAGATAATATACTTGCTAATATCCATAATATAGTTAATGCAGAGTTTTACAGTGTATTCTCTAGCTTAGCTTTATATAAGATTAATGGAGTAAAGGCTAGTGATAATATGAAAAAGGATTGGATGCCATCAGTAGAGAACTCTATAATAGAGATAGTGTTTAATGATAATCTTAGTAAAGAAGATAAAATATCTAGTTTTAATAATAAAATAAACTTGAAGTTTCAGTCTTACATAACTTATATAACAAATAATACATTAAAGTAATGGACATAAACTTCGATAATGTAAATAGCAAATTGGTTGATAGAGGTGTACAAGTTGTACACCTTTCTACCATTGGATTCGTTCTTACTAATGAAGATATATGTAGATATAATGCTATGACTATTCTTAGTCACATGCAAAATGTAGAATCTAAACTTAGTGAGAAACAACAACAAAATCTAATTGCAATGTATAACGAATTAATAGTAATGCAATGAGAAAGAACGAAAATGGAATGTATACTTACTTGGATGTTCCTAGTAAGTATAATTGTGTTTATAAAAGATTGCTTATTAAGTTAAGTGACTTAGGAGTAGACATGATTAAAGATTGTACTTCTACTTGTAAAGGTATCAATCGTCAAGTCATTAATTGTTGGAATATGTTTCAATCTGCTTGTGCCGCCTATACATTAGGTTATTGGAAACAGGCAGATTTACTCATTAATTATATTAATGTTTCTTTAGCTTTGAACTGTACTGAATATACTACTGATGAGAAACCTGTATTTATGACATTTGAACTTAATATTCCTATGTCAATTACTGGTGCTCAACAGATAAAATATAATGAAGCTACATTTGTTATCGCTAATAAAGAATATGTAACTAAAGATACTCTTACTATATATCAAGTTATTAACGAAAGAGAAAATATTATAGCTTCAGGATTATCTATTGATAGTCCGGCTAAGTTTAATGAATTAACACTTAATGCTCAAGTAGGACAAGTTTATATATTTAGAGCTAGTATAGAAGGAGAAGACGGTGAAACATATTATTCTAATGACTTTATTGTCGAATGTAAGTCTATTCCTAAAATGAATGTTATGTATTATGGACATACTGATATTGCACCGCAGACATTTCAAAATATGTCTGTTAGTGATATTATGGCATTAGAAGGTAATACTCCTAGAACTATTACAGGAGATAAGAATAATACATTTACTATTCATCAAGAAAAGAAGATTCATTATCTTCTTATACCTGATACACTTATGACGCTTGTTAAAGCTGAATATGGTACTACTCTTGTTACTACTCTTTGGGACGGTTCAGACGGTGCTTATAAGACTAACAATCCTGGTGGTATTGTTGACGATATACATTATAAAGTATTCTTCTTATATTCTCCTTCTGTATTTGATGATACTATTCGTATAACCTGTAAAAACAAGTAATATGAGAAAAGGAATAAGTATAGGTCAACCTATTATTAATAACAGCGTAGATGATAACTATAACCCTCTACCTGATATTGATGCTAAGTACGGACCTTATAGCAGTGTTAAAGAAGCTCTTGAAACTCTTACTCCTGAATTACGTAGTGTTGGACTTACTATTGGTATTAAACATAATAATAGTATTAATGAATATTGGTTTAATGGCGGTATTGATAACGAACATTTGGTTATTAAACAAGCCGGTGGTGGAGATAAACCTATACAAACAGTTTATATTCAAGATACTCCGCCAGCTAATATTAATGCTCTTTGGGTAGATACTTCTGGTCTTGGAACAGCTCTTGAAGAGGATGAGAAATTAGCTTCAATAATTCAAGCAATTCAAGTTATACAAAACTACCTTGATACTATTGTACATCAGAGAGACTTAATTATAAATCCTGGTCATGTTAGTAATACCTTTACAAAGTCGGTTCTAAAAGAATACGAGCCTATTGACCCAAATACTGGACAGTTAGCTATTCATGTTGCAGCTGTTGGTGAAAGTCTCGAACCTGAAACAGACCAATATGAACCTAATACTAAAGCTGTTCGTGGTCATTATGGAACACTTAAAGAAATTCAAGATAATTTTAATGACTTCGTAGATTACGAACTTCTTATTGCTACTGATGTAAAACGTCTGTATACTAAGATTAATGGAGAACCTGTTAATCTTACTGGTAGTGGTTCAGGAGGTGGAGGTAGTATAGATTATGATGCTTTAGACAAATTAGATACTATTGGATTTGTTGCACCGAACGGACAAATATATCGAGTTAAGGTAAATAACAATGGGCAATTAATAGTATATAAGAAAGAACTAGATACAGCTCAAGCTGAACCTACTGGTGGACAAGAAGACCCTGAAACTGGTTGGATATATGTAACTACATTATATCTACAAAAGCTATATATCAATTCATTATATTGTGGTGGTATTACAAGTGATGAATATAGTTATAATCCGTGCTCTCATAACTTCGTTGAACTTAGTAATCTTACAGGTAAAGATATATCTCTAAAGGGATTATCATTACAGTATGGTACAGAAGGGGGAGATTGGGAAACACTTCCTTTATGGGGGAATATCAAAGCTGGTTCGACATTCCTAATTAGAGGTGCTCAATGTTCAGTAATGAATATTAATACTACTCGTATTAAAGTTGAGAACTATGATATGGAATGGATAGCTAGTGACGGTAATCCTATTAAGTTTGATAATAAGAAAGCTAAGTTCTTCTTGACTTGGGGAACAGAGCCTAGTTCAGTTGCAAATCCTTATAATAACGCGACTTCCCCCATAAGGGTATCTAAAGGTTATATTGATTTGGTTGGACTACAAATACTTAATGCCGGTGATGCTGATAAAGTTGATGCTTCTGAAAATACTGCTTATGGTTATCTTAGTAGTAAGTATTTGTTTACTAAGTATTATACTATGGATAATGTTAAGCAAGCTACTAAAGCTCTTAGTGCTAGAAATAATGCTAATGATATGTACTTTGTTAACCTAGAAGCTGATGTTATTCCTAGAGTAGAATCTTATACTCCTAGAGCTAGTTTTGAGAATAAGAATATATTCTTTAATAAGACTTTATTAGATAGTACCAAACCTAATAAAGTCACTATGACTTTAGGACGCAAGGCTTGTTATACTATTAATGAAAGTAATGAGCCTAATGATGATGCTAGTAGATGTTTTAATTGGGTTTCCGTAGGTTACTATGATGAATACTTATGGTATCGTGCATACCGTAGTGATAATAGTTATACTGAATGGACTAAAGTGGAATCGTTTAAGAATGAAACTGGTGTTCGTAAATACTATAATCGTATTAGAGCTATAACTACTGACGGTACTCCGTTTACTACTCATAAGGTAATACTTACTCATCTAGGAGAACAATATGATACTCATACAAGAGACAAGAATTTCTATTATGAATATTACGTAGGTAGAGACGAAACTTATAGGAGCGATGTTCGCAGGTTTGTAGTTATGAGTGAAAATATGGAAAATGATGCTCTTAACTTTGTTCAGACTTCCGACCAACAAGGCTTTAATTGGGATGAATATAATGTGTGGAGAATAGCCGCTGACCAAATAAAGAAGGACTTTAATAGATATGAAACTAGTAACATATCTGTGTGCTACTTTATGATTAATACTGGTGATATGACACAGAATGGTAATCGTATTAATGAATGGTTAGATTACGAAGCTGGTAGAGCATCTTTATATGATATTGCAGAAATGGTTACTGTTGGTAACAATGACCTTACTCCTGCTAATGTCTATGTTCTTGGTGACGGTGGAGATGATTCTAAAATCAATGCTACTAACATTCGTTTTTTCTATTGTTATGAAATGGATGAAGAAAATCCTCCTGTATTTACTGTTGAAGGAAAGGAAATATTCGTTGAATCATTATACTCATTCGATGTTGGTCATACTCATTTCTTATGTGTTAATAGTGAGATAAGTTCTAATACTGAACGAAGTGTTTATGGACTTTCTACTACCGGAGTAATGTATGACTTAATAAAACAATGGTGTGAAAGAGATGATGCAAAAGCTATTAATGCTAAAGCTAAGATAGCTTATTGTCATGAAATGCCTTTTACTATTATTACTCAAAATCTTATTAATTCATTCTATTGGGACGGTAAAGAAGATACTAGCGTAGAACGAAGCGGTAGTCGTTTGAACTTTAATACCACTAAAGCTAATGCATATTGGTTCTCAAAGTTCTTACAGACCCATAATTACCGTTTATGTCTTGGCGGACACAAACATACGTACAGTTGCAGCTATCCCATTTTAGAGAACGAAAACAGCTCTATGAAGCCTATCATACAGGTCACTGCGGACGTTCTAAAGAAAGATTTTAATTCAGATGAATTATATACCGAAACAGCCGAAGGAGCTTTACAAGGGCAATCTTTCCCTAAATCTTGGGAGAATAATGCGAACTTTGATATGCTTAAACATTTGTGCACGTTTCAACTGGTCGAGGAAATTACAGCTCCTATATATTTAATGTGTCAAGCTACGGGATATAAACATACTAGTAATAAAGAATTACCTAGTCCTAATATTCCGTGGTTAAGGTATTTCTTTCCAGCTAGTATTACTATTAATAGTAAGACAGATGTTACAGCTAAAGTAAATGCAGGTCAACGTTATCCTTTTTATATTAAGTATTTCCTTAATAAAGGTGAGGTTGATGATTCTACTTATTATTATCAAGCAACGATTACTGTCAAAAAGTTATCTAATGTATTTAATAATTCAGGTAAATACAATGTTAACATAGAAGGTCTTAATCCTAATTACAGTGTTGTTGGTGGTAATGGTGAAACTAATAATGGTAATGATATTATAAATATTAAATTTCCAAATTATAATATTGAATAATTATGGCAGATGATATTAAAAGATATAATCCTGATACTGGAACTTGGGATATATCGTCTTCAGGTAAAGCTACTGGAATTGTGGTCGATGACCCTCGTCTTATTGACCCTGACCTTGCAGAAGAAGGTAAGACTACGGAAAGTCTTAATGATGTTCTTGTTCGCCACGATGAAGCATTGAAGAAACATGGTGGTTATATTGCTTGGCTTGCCGAACATGGTGGTGGTGGAAGTGGCGGTGGCGGAGGAGCTACCGGAGATAAAATAACACTTACTAATGGTAATATAGTAAAAGAAGGTAATACTAATTATCTTTATTCTACTGTAACTACTAATATTAAACTGGAATATCTTATTACTTCTTCTAAGAATAATAAGCGATATTTTATTACTGTTACTCTTGACGGTAATAAAATTATCGAAGGTAAAGAAGCATGGACTAATACTCCTGGAATTCTTAATATTCCGCAGTTAGACAGATTCTCTTCTAATAGTAATCACTCTGTTGTAATTACAGCCAATGATACAGACGGATTCTCTGCTGAATCATATCTATTAAATATAGTAGAAGTAAGTATTAAACTTGCTAGTTCTGTATCAGGAAATACTGCAACTGTTGGTATTGATTACTTCTTTACTTATAGTATTACTAGTAAGATTATTGGTTCAGATGTTAATCTTGTAGTTACTAATGTAACTAATGGTGCTAGTAAAACTATTGAATTAGGTAAAACTACTTCTACTGCTCCTAGACAAGTCAATGTTAACTTATGGGATTTAGGAAGTATTATTGCTGGTAGTTCTTATACTATACAGGCACAAGCATTTACTTCAATGAATGAACAAACTGTTCAATCAGATAAGGTGACAAATCGTGTAGTAGTAGAAGACGGTGTAAACCTAGTAGTACTTGTAGAAGGTATTACTAGTAAGGCAGAAGTAGATTCAGGAGTTGAAAGAACTAAGTTCTCTCAAAGCGGTAATATATCATTTGCATTCACTCCGTATCTTGCAGGAATAAGTCTTATCTATTATGCTGTTAGAATAGAACATAATGGTATTGTTAAAGATATAGGTTACTTTGATGAAGGAAACTATAATAATAACCAATATGTGCAGCGTGGTAAACAACAAGTATTTAGTTATGCTATTCCAACTGAAGGAGAAGTATTAGGTAATTGGAATATAACTCTTCGTTGTTGGTCTGAAAAAGGTGACCCTATTACTGATACTGTTTTAGCTTGTGAAGTTGTATCTAGTTCTCAAGCACTTATTGCTGACCAAAATCCTAATAATAGTAGATACGCTAGTTGGCATATTCGTCAAGAAAGTTTTCCACAAGTGTCTACTACTAAAGTTTGGACAAGTAATGAACCTTCGTTTACAGTTCCTGGTGCTATTGAACCTAGCGGTGCTACAACTGAACTAAATGTATATAATACTAATGGTGTTCTTTCAGGTTTCTTAACAAAGAACGGACAATCAATGTTACGTATATCAGGAGAGGCTTATGGAGTAATTGACGTACAACCATTTAAAGATGATACTACTACTCTTAATAACTGGTCAAGACAAGGCTTTGGTATATCGTGTACATTCAAGTCAGATAGACATCCTTTCTCAAATAGAACAGTCTTCTTTATAGGGGATTACAATACAGATGAGCAATTCTCGGAAGGTATTAAAATAGGTCTTGAAGATATTACTTGGTCTTATACTGACGGTAATATTAAAGAGACTATGAGTTGTAAGATACAACAAGATGTTATTAATACTGTTGATTTTATAGTTAATAAGAATCCAGGAAAGATGGTTGTTGCTATCTTTATTAATGGTATTCTTAGTACAGCTCGTGAAATAAAGAATGACTTTACTTGGAGAACTAGTTCAAAGATATATCTAGGCTGTGATATTAGTAATGCTGGACAAATTCAGAATTTTGCTGATGTTAACTTCTATGATATTAAGTTGTTCCGTGTTCCTGCAAATGATAAACAGATTGTTATCAATGCGATGAACTCAAAAGCTAGAGCAACTCTATTAGCTGACGGTAGTGTAGATTTTACAGAATACAACAGAATGAAGTTAAGAAACCTCTTTTCTACTTCTGATTCTGAACCAAACTCAACACTTTGGGATGATATTAATCAGACTTATGCTAATGTTAACTTTAATAGTCTTATTTCTGATACTACTAAAGTACTTCCAGTAGATATTATGTTGATTAATTGTGCTAATACTGGTTTTACTCGTGCTGTATTTGAGGAAATAGGTGGACAGAATAATAACTGGTATACTGGTTGTACTATGAGTTACTTTAGTCCAACTTCTGGTAAATCAAGTTCTGAATATACTACTGATGTCGCTGTTTCTAAACAAGGTACATCTACTATGAACAATCTTATTAAGAGCTTAGAAATAAGATTTGATAAGATGCTAAAAGCTGATGACGGAAATAACCTTGATTATGAGTTATTCCAACCTAAAGAGACTTGGTTTCCCGAAAGACAGTTCACTCTTAAAGCTGACGTTGTGGATAGTGCTCATGCTAATAATGCTTCTATTGGTAAATGGATTAATGATAACTCGGATTTCTTATTCGAGAAAACTCCACCTATGGAAGAGTTAGAAGCTCACCGTCCAGTAGATACTCGTGATAGAACTGTTAAAGATAAAGTAACTATTAAACAGACACTTGAAGGTTTTCCTATTATTCTTCTTATTCAGTTTGATGGTGAGGAAACTCAAACTATGCTTGGTATATATAGTTTTAACTTAGGTCGTGGAGCTTATTATAATATGGGTTTCCGGTTTATGAAAGACTTTACTACTAAGATAAAGAACACGGCCGGAGAATATGTAGATAATAAGTTACCTGCTTTTGTTACTTCTTATCATACTTATGCTCAAGATGAAATGTTTGGAAACATAGACCAACGTAAGGTTTATTCTTATGAGTTCGGTGAAAATGCAAATATAATTGTAGACGGTGATAAGACATTACCGTTAGCTTTGTTTATGCAAGATGACTTATCTATTATAAAGCATGTAGGTGAGTTTAAATATAACGGTGGTAACTGGTTAGAACCAACCGCTCCTGTTACTGATGATAATATTTGGAGAGTACTACAAGAACTATTTAGTATCTTTGCTCAAATGACTACTTCGACAGTTAAGAAGTATATTTGGAATGAATCGGTAGGAGGATATGAAGAAACCGAAGGTGAATATCCTGCACAATCTAGTTGGTCTACTCTTGCTGCTGAACTTGATACTAAGTTCTCAATAAGAAATGCTTTTTCTTATTTATTAGTATGTGTAAAATACGGACTTGTCGATTCTCTTGGTAAGAATATGACTATTGTATGTTATGATATTAATGGAAGTAAGAAATGGTTTATTAGATTTTATGATATGGATACGGCTAATGGACTTGATAATGTTGCTCTTGAATCTGTTGCTAAAACTGCTTGGTTGGATAAATTTAGTAACAATGATAAGAATGATGTTAATTCATTAGTTATTACTAAGAATGCTGCTGACGGTGGATATGATACTTATAGTTCTCGTATGTGGGATGTATTAAGAGATACTGTATTTGCTAATACTGGTGTATATGATAATTCTCTTGAAGGACTTTGGGATTTATGGAGAAACAACGATAATATATGCAAAGATATTAATAATTATGTAGATAATTACTTTGCAGCTCAAACAGCAAATTGTGGTGAACTTCTATTTAATTATGACTATAATGTTAAGTATCTTACAGCTTACGTTGGTGAAGCTGGTGGTGAAGCGTCTTATGCTAATATAGAGTTCTTACATGGTACTCGTGTTGAATATGTTCGTGACTGGTTAAAGAAACGCGTTTGGTTCTTTGACGGAGTGTTTAAATACAGTAATGCTGCAAATATTCAACCTTATAATAATAAAGGAACGTTTTCGGCAGGCGGTGCAGAAGCAACTAATCCTAAGCTGGTTGTTACTTCCAATTGTCCGGCTATATTTGTAGTTAACATTGGTAATACTACTGATACTAGATATTTCTTAGAAGAAGGCAAACCTACTGAAATTAGATTATCTCCTATTAGTTCTTTCAATACACAAGTTAGTATCAATAATACTCCTCAAATTAACGATATAGAAGGATTAGGTGGAATGAGATTCCAAAGATTCATGTCTAGTATGAAACTTCCTAGTTTCTCTAAACTAGATTTATCGTCTGTCGATACTCTTAGTGATTCTCCTATTCCATTTGAAACAGTATTCGTTAATGACGAAGATTTCTCTGATGTTAGACATATTGATTTAAGTAATACTAAGTTTTGGAGCGGTAATGCTGGACAAGGTACATTTACAGTTAATATAGAAAAGTATATTAAGTTGAAAGATTTGAATATATCTAGTTCTATTGTAACTTCTATATCTTTACCTAATGCTTCTCTTTCTTCTTTGAATATTACTAATTCAACAGTTGAAGGTATTAGTCTTGTTAATCAACCGTTCTTGGAATCATTAGATTTCTCCGGTTGTAGGAGATTAAAAACAGTTACTATTGATTCTTGTGATAAGATTACTGAATTGAATCTTAGTAATCTAGGAGACTTACATACTATTAAGATTACTTCATGTCCTAACTTAAAATCTATTGTATGTACAAATAATGGTAACTTAACTACATTCAATGTATCTAATTGTAATAATGTCGAAACAATTAATATATCGTCATGTACAAACAGAAATCTTATTGTTTATATTGTAGGTGCTCCTAATATTAAGACACTTGATATGTCTAATACTAATACAGCTAACGATATTCAAGCCGCATCTGAACTTCCTAAACTTAGGACATTGAATATAACTAATAGTCAAGTTGAAGCTATACAATACGGTAATGCTGCAATTCCTACTTATAATGGTAATAAGATATTTGATGTTAGTCAATTAATCGACTTACAATTCAGTGTTCAAAACGCCAAAGGTGTACATTACTTTAAGTTTAATAATAATAAGGAACATCCTTTCAATGTAGGTTCTGCGTTCTTTGTTGGCTGTTCTAACTTAAAGAGAGTATTTGGACATATTAGTCTTAATGGTAATGGTGTATTCAATCAATGTTCTAAGTTCTATATTCACGAACCTAAAGAAAAGGTAGAAGGTATTACTCCTGATTATAATGGCGAATGGTTTGGTCCAGATACTAATACTGAACAAGGTTCTGTTGATTGGAGAAATAATACTAATTTATCTACTAACTTTAGTATTGGCACTACTGATGGTAACGTTATGTTTAGAGGTACTAATTGTAGTATATATGACGTTTATTATTTCTTATATAAATGTGATAACGTTACGACTCTTAGTAGTTGTTTTTCTAGTGTTACAAATATTAAGTGGGATTTGTTAGATAGTCCTCGTAGAACTATGTTCAATCACTGTACTAAAGTTGTTGATATGAATTCTATATTTTGGGGATTACCTACTCAGAATTTTAAAATATTTACCAGTACTTATGAAAATGGTTCTACTGAACATAATGGTTTATTTAGTCCTCTTGTTAGTTTAAAATTTATAGACAATGCTTTTAATTTTGGTGGAACTAAATATACTGATTCTACTTTCTTAGCTAAGTTTAAAGGAAATGTAGATTCCAAGTTAACTAGATTAAACAATATTATTTCAAACATTAAATTTGTAAATAATATTAATAGTTCTCCTAATGATGAAACTATTGCAAATAATTTATTTGCCGCTAATTCAGGAAATTTACTTGTACGATTACCTGAACTAGAATATATAACTAATATGTTTAATGGGTCTAATATTTACTTTAATCAAACAACTGATGAAGATGTGGAAGACGGAGTAATGTATTGTCCCTTATTCTATAAAAACACTAAATTAAAATATATACAAGATTCATTTAAAGAACTTATTAAATCTAATGGTTCTTTATATAATATATTTGGTGGTACTGTTAAGAATAAGGTTAATCTTAGATTTCCTACTGCTTTATACGGTATCTATAATTCGTTCTCTATTGGAGATAATTCTACTATTACATTTCCTATTCATAATTCGATGTTTAGTAGATTGAAGAACTCATTGAAGTATATAACAGGACAGCAAGCTATTAATCAGTCTACGTTAGGATGTTTTCAAGGTTTTACTAAAGAGTTTATTAAAGAAGAAGATGAAGTATTCCCATACGATGTATTTACTAATTGTAGTGCTATTGTTGAAATACCTGGATTTTTCTCTAAACTAATTCTTCCTGCAAATAGTGTAATTGAGCTTCCTCTTAATTCATTTAAGACTAATTATAATCTTACTAATATATCATATCTATATTATGATATGAAGAATTGTAAGTACTCGCTTACTGGTAAAGGCTTCTCTAATTGTAAACTAGTTAATGTTCATAGATGCTTCTCTGAAATAGAAACTAGCTTCGTTAAGAAAGGTTTTATTCCTTATGGACTATTCTATATGGAACAAACTTCTAATGTTAGCTATAAAGGTTGGAATGAAGTAGATGCAGCTAGTCAGAATATTACAGAGAACTATGGTATAGATAGTGACGGTAATTGGATTGAAAGTGCTGAAATGCCAGTAGAGATTACTTATAGTAAACAACGAACTCTTCCTAGAAAGACAATAGTTAATATGTCTTATTGTTTAGAAAGATTTCAAAGTACAGAAGCACAAGGTTATACTATGAATTATGGTAATCTTACTCCTAGTAATTACGGAGATATAATAGTCCCTAATGAAAAGTATAATCCAGTTAAGTATATTCTTAATCCAAATTATGACCCTAGAGAATGGTTAGATGACGAACATACTATGCCTAACTACAATAGAGATATTCATAGAGTTATCTTGAATAAAGATTTCGATAAGTATGAACTTGCTTGGAATGAATATTGTGTTGATGGTCTTAGTGGATTAGAAGATATAGTTAGAGACAGTGCTCTTTATAGTGCAATTAGTACAGGAAGTATTAATTGTTCTCCTGTTATACCTAATAGATTTAAAGATAACGCTGGTTCTTTTGCTCCACCTTCTGATGCTAATGCTAATAAGAAAGTACTTAACTATATATGTTCTCCTGACTTATTCTATTATTGCACTAATGGCAATAATATGCAAGTAAATGGAGTGTTCTTTGGTAGTGGTAGAGTTAATGGAATAGTTGGATATAATTATCTTGATTATGGACTAAGAGGACGTATTCCGCCACATTTATTCTATCCTATTAGTAATGCTACTGATTTGTCTTATACATTCTATCGTATGCCATTATTAAACCCATATAAATGGAATGTTAGTAATGGAGAAGACGGAGAGTTCTATTCGGCAGATACATTCTCTAAGTTAACTAAGTTAATATCATTATCTAATATGTTCTACTTTTGTATTATTTCTGCACATATTAACTTACCTATTGATTCTTTTGTAAACTGTATACAGTTACAAGACATATCTTCGATGTTCTTAGCTGCACAGTTTGAATCAACATCTGAAATGGGACAACAAGTAGACGGAAACTTATTTAATAAGAATGTTAATCTTAGAAATATTAGTTATGCTTTTGCTAGTGGACAAACCGTAGGAGATTCGTCAGATAGAAGTCCTAAAAAAATAAATTCTACATTATTCAATGTTGATAAACATAAAAGACTTACTAATGTGACTGGTCTATTCTATAATGCTGTTTCTACTGTTGGTAGTGTTCCGGAATTTTGGAATTGGCTTAATACTTTAAGTGCTTCTAATAGAGCTAATGTGTTTTATAAAATGAAGAAGTCTAATATTAGTAATTCTGCAAGTATTCCTACTGATTGGGCTAATGGAATGACAGATTAAAAAGTTAATAATAGTATTGTGTAATTAAACAAAATTTAGTTTCTTGTAGCATCCCCCATAAAGGAGTTGTGATAACTTCACCACACCTCTTTATAGGGGAAGGTTGCAAAGAGTAATTAATAATCATTTAAAAGTAATTATCATGGATAATCGTATTTATAACAGAGCTAATTCAGCTAACAGTTTACAAATATCTATAATGGGTAAAGTTGAAGCTGTTGCAGAGTTTTCTATTCCTAATGGAATGGGTGGTAAAGAACCGTTCTTATTAAAGAACATTACCGAAGACCCGATAACGGTTGAAGTAGTTCTTGCAGGTATGAAAGAACCTATTACTACTGTTCTTTATTCCGGTTGGAATGTTGAGTTAGTTAAACAGGTTAATAACGCACAAGCTGATACATTACAATATGGGTACTAATACTGGTATAGGTATAGGTATCGGTATTCCTTTTAAGAATAATGCTCTTGGTGGAGATAAACCTTATCTTCCACCAGAGCTTAAAGCTAGACTTATTGGAGTTTGGGATAATTACGGTAAAAAGAATACTGATGCTGATAGGAATATTATTAAGAATAAGATTCCTAATGCAGGTGGAGATTTAGAGATTCTAAATAGTGCTTATAGATTAAATAGTGGATTTGGTGGATATAGTAATGATTTCCAAGAATATACATATAGCGAGAATGTAGTAGTTAAAGATAATACTAATGCTATATTTAATAGTAGAGGAAAGTTATTAGTTCCGTATTCGTATCTAACTAAATATATCCCTTCATTTAAAATAAAAGTCAGTGGATTAAGTAACACTTATCATTTTCGTTATTATTATAGAGACAGTAACGGTGTTCAACATTCTGTTGATATGGCTAAAGATGGTAACTATGAGTTACCTATTTGTTATAATGTGCAGAGTAGTTCAGATGGTACTAGTTGCGGTTTTACTAACTATGGTAGTGATATAGTAAGTGTTGAAATATTACCTGAATACGAAGGTGCTTTCGTTACTGACGGAGTAAACGACATGATTATTAGTCAAAAGACTCTTCAAGAAATGGGAGTTACTAAAGACTTTACTATCGTTAGTATGATTCATCAAATAACTTTGAGAGGTGCTACGGCTGCTGCATTAACTAATTATATTAGACAACCCATAGGACATGAGTATGTAAGAAATCATGTTGCCAATATTGGTAAGACTGGAATATATGGATATGTAGTATATGATGTTAATCATTCTAGTGCTGACAATAGTCATATAATAAATACTATATTAGGAGATAAAAACGATTATTCTATACAT